TCAGCGACCTCCATCGAGGGCGCACGCCCGGGCGGATGAGGGCGGGAGGGGAAGCCCCAGCGGCACCGGAACGGAGGCGCGGACGCACACCACTCCTCCGCCGCGGTCCACCGAGGCGGTCGCGCCCACCTCCGCGAGGCGTGACAGGGCGTCCTCGTCGCCGCGACCGAGGAGTCGGGCGGCCTCGGCCGCCGCCTGCTGCACGCGGACGGTGGTCGCGACCGACCCGAGCACACCGACGCCGAGCGCGAGCACGAGCACGACAGCCGGCAGCGCCACGGCGAATTCAGCGGTGGCCGCGCCGCGCTCCCCCAGCTGCGGGATCTTCACTGAACCGTCAGTGCACGGCGCACGAGGTCCGTCAGGATCCCGCGTACCTCATCGCTGCGCATGATGACCCGTAACGGTGCAGTATCGACGAAGATGCGCGAAAGTGGCCGAAGGCGGCTGGGGGCCCGGTCTACCAGGAGACGCGGGATGGAAGCCCACCCCATGAGGGGTACACGTCGGCGGACCTTCCATCAGGACGCAGCTCGATGCGAGCCACGAGCCGGCGTAGCGCCCGGTTCTGCTCGGTGACCGGCCAGAGCTGCCAGTCACGGCGGATCTCGTGCACCACGAGCGCGTCCGGCCGTCGACGGAGGTTCTCGTCGACTTTTCGGAGGTCGTCGTCGAGCTTCTGTCGTTCGTCAGATATCAGGGCGAGGGCGCGGTCGTACGTGCTGGCCGGGGCGTCGCCGCGGGTGCGCGCGCGGAGGATCTGTACGGCCTCGTCCTCGAGCTGGGCGAGCTGTCGCACTAGTCGGTCGCGCCGGGATGAGACGGCCGCGAGGGGGTCGTCACCCTCGGCATCGGAGTCGTCGATGTCGAAGCCCATGAGCCATGTGGTGATGGCCGGTTCGATCGCGAGGGCGGAGACGTAGGCGCGGCCGTCGTGGGGGTGCGTGGATCGGTGAGCGCAGATGTAGCCGCCGTACCATTTCCCACCCGTGATCGCCCCTTTGCCGCTCATGCGCTCTCCGCATGCGCAGCGCATCAGGTGGGACAGCATGTACTCGGCGCGGCGCTGCTTCTCGCCGCGCGTTGTTCGCCGTGACCGTTCGGCGAGATAGGCGTTCCAGGTCTCGGAGTCGATAATCCCCTCGTGGGCGCCGGGGTAGGTCGCGCCGCGGTACGGGATGAGGCCGACGTGGATGGGTGAGTCCATCACGGTCTTGGGTCGCGTGCGGGTCCAGGCGTTGCCGAGGGGCCCCGGGACGCCGTTGTCGTTCAGCCACTTGGCTATCTCGGCGTAGCCGGAGCCGCTGAGGTAGCGCTGGAACATCTCGACGACGTGGGGCGCGCGTTCCGGGTGCGGCTCGATTTTCCCTCCGCCGGCCCACACCCAGCCGAACGGCAGTCGGCCGCTCGCGGGGAGACCGAGGGAGAGGCGTCGCTGACGCACGTCCTCCCAGACTTCACCCATCTGCTCGGACTGGAAGGCGGCGTACTCGGTCATGACGCCTCGAGCGAAGCGGCCTGAGGCTGTGGCGGTGTCGATCGGCTCTGTCGCGGATTCGATCCTGCCGCCGGCGACGTCGACGCGGTCGGCGGCGACCGCCCAGTCTTTCCGTGAACGGGATAGGCGCGACCATTTCCACAGGAGGATCACGTCGGCGCGGCCCTCCTCGATCTCGGTCATGACGGCCTGCACCTTGGGGCGCTTGCTCCACGTGCGGCCGGAGATACCCGGGTCGGCGAGGACCGAGATCACGTCGTATCCGCACCGCTCTGCGTAGTCGCGGCACGCGCGTTCCTGCAGGTCGAGGCTGATCGATTCCTCTCGGTAGGTCGACTGTCGGAGGTAGATGATCGCGCGGGGTGGCGTGTCGGCGACGGGGCGGAGGTTACGCATGGGCGCTCCTGTACCCCTGACCGGTACCCATGCGCGCGTGGGCGTAGCCGACGCCTCGCAGAGCGGTGAGGCAATGTTCCCGGAAGGCGTGGATCAGGTCGACCGTGACGCTGAGCTCATCGGCGAGGTAGTGAGGATCGGGACTGATGCGCTCGAGCTCGGCGTACTCGGCGGCGTCGATGAGCAGTCTCGCGGCGAAGATATCGGCCTGGTCTTCGTTCGCGTCGGAATCGCAGGTGTGGCCGTAGTAGGCATGGCCGAGTTCATGAGCGAGGACCGTGCGCATCTGGTTCCGAGTCATCCCGAGGCGGAGCACAATGATGCCTTCCGAGGGGACCGTGTATCCGAGCAGGTCGGGGTCGTCTTCGATGTCAGAGATATGAACCTGGTGCCCCAGCTGTTTCGCGATGTGTAGCAGTCGCCGCAAGCGATTTACCCCCTGTGCGCGCGGTCGGTCGCGGTCAATCTGCGTGAGGCAGGTCCGCTTCGTTCTTGCCGCGATTGGCGGCCTTCTGGTCTATGGCTCGTAGCTTCCGCTCCCGGTGGCTATCGAGCGTCGGAATGGTCTCAGCCTCGTCGACCCCTCCGACATCGGCGTTCGGGTGCGCCTTCACCGCTCGAGAAAGACCCGGGATGAGGTCGGTGACCGCTGCGAGCCGGTAGTCGGGGTGGATTGCCTGGATTAGCGGCGCGAGCATCGAGGTGTACCGGTGGGTGTCAGCGGTCCATAGGGTGCCGTCAAGGTCGATGTCGAGGGCGATGAAGAGCCGGATGAGCTTGTCCGCCTGGCCGGCGTTGTCACCGTTCTCGATGTTGCGGATCGTGCGCGAGGTGACTCCTGAGCGCTCGGCGAGAGTCTCTTGGGTCATCCCCTTGTCTGCGCGGATGTCTGCAATGAGCTGCCCGTAGAGCAACCGCTCTTGCTGTGTCGCGCGCTCGATGCAGTTCCGTGTGAGCGGAAGGTCTTTCCGGTCAATGTCCGAGGCCATGGGCATGATCGTACCGTTTTTTCCGGTTTGCGTCTATGCATCGGAAGGAATCTGGGATGTTTTGCGGAATTACGCTTGCTCCCACCGGAAAGAGTTGCTACTTTCTTTCCCATGCAGACACCGACACAGTCACCGGGGCAAGCGCTCCGAGTGCTCCGCGAGGAAGCGGGCCTCACCGCTCGCCAGACCGCGCTCATGGCTGGGGTGTCGGAGTCATACCTGTCCCGCGTCGAAACCGGTTCCGTCGAGGCGTCCGCGCCCTGGCTGGGCAATGTCGCCGCGGCGATCGCTCGTGCGCTCGTCGAGTCGGCCGTCAGCGGTCGGGTGGCCTCATGAGTGCGCGTGCTCGCGCTCTCTCCGAGGTCGCACAGATGGTGCGCGAGCAGGGCGTCATCCTCGATGGCCTGACCGCACAGCAAGCAGCCAATCGGGCATGGCGCCCCGGTGGCCTTTCCCTCGAGGCGCTGGTGCAGATCGCCGAAGCGCGCGGGTGCGTCTCCGCCGCCGCCTGAACAGAACACACAAGAGAAACGCCCCCGGCTGGCACCAGGGGCGAATCCAAAGAGAGGAGGGCAGTCAGATGCCCACCACCGCCACCGTAGCACCCGGGCTCCGGGAACTCGCGAGCTTCCTCGACACCTATCCGACGGTGCTTGAAGCGCGAGAGTTCCCGACCCAGCACCTCGGCCTGACCGTCATCATCAAGGACGCCGCCGGCGTCGAAGACATCGCAGCTCGGCTGCACAGCGACGTGACGGCCACTGAACTGGGAGGCACGAAGCACACGGGCACGACCGCTGTCTTCGGCGGCGTTGTCGTCGCTTTCGTGTCAGTGGACGACGCGCCGCGTGTTCTCCGCCGCGACCCGGAAGCGACCCTCGTCCTCGCGGACCGTGACGCATGAGCACCTCGCTCCCCCGCACCGCGGATTCCACGACTCCGCCGCCCACGCTCGCCCCCCTCCGCACCGATCGCGCGGCCTGGCGACGGACAGCGGAGATCGCCGGGCTCGTAGCCGGGGCCATGCTCATCGCCGCCGGAGTGATCCCGTGGTGACCGTCGATGTGGCCCCGCCCGAGACGGACGGCCCCGAGGTCGAAGCCGACGAAGCCGAGCACGGGGAATGCCCTGTCTGCGGTCCCGATCAGGAGGCGGACGCTGACGGCCACTGCTCCTGGTGCGGTCGCGCTCTGATCCTCGGTCCCGACCTCCGTTCCGACCCGAACTGGTGGACCGAGTGAACGTCATCGGCCGGATCGTCGCCGTCTTCCTCGTCGTCGGCGTCCTTCTCACCCTTCTTGCGATCCTCCGCGGTCGCTTCGACGGCGCAGCCGCCCTCGCCGTCGCCTGCCTGACTCTCGCCCTGACCACCACGGTCTGGGCGGCCATCAACCGAAAGCGAACCCACATGAGCACCACTGCCCGCAAGGCCCGCAAGCGCGCCGGCATCCCCTTCCAGAAGACCCCCAAGACGCCCACCCCGGTCGAGAATCGCAGCTCCACCGAGCGCGCCATCAACCGCATGATCGCTCGTATCAAGCGCGCCCTCCGCGCGGCCGGAAAGCCGGTCACAGAGGAGAACATCGAGGCCGCTCTTCGCGAGGAGGCGGGTCGATGAGCCAGACATTCTCCGTCGAGAACTTCAAGGGAGTCCGCAAGATCGATCTCTCCCCCGAGGGATCGCTCGTCGTCATCGCGGGCGCGAACGGTGCGGGCAAGTCCAGCTTCATCGACGCGTTCGTGGAGCTGTTCGATCCGAAGGGTGTCCGCCTCACCCCCAAGCCCATTCGTGAGGGTGAGACCACCGCTCGGGCTGAGTTCATCGACACCGACCTCGACATCCGCGTGGTGCGGACGTGGGGAAAGAACGACGCCGGACGCCTCGAGGTGTTCGCTCTCGACGGCGCGAAGTACTCGAAGCCCGCCGAGGTCATCGCGAAACTGACCGGCGGCGTCATCTTTGACCCCGTCGCGTTCCTTAACCTCGACGAGAAGAAGCAGCGCGACGTGCTCCTATCGAAGGTCGACCTCCCGTTCGACATCGACGAGGTAGCTCGCGAGAAGGCAGGCGCAGAAGAACGTCGGCTCGAGGCCGGCCGGGACGTGAAGCGCCTCACCGGTGCTCTCGCGTCGATGCCGAAGCCCACCGGCGACCTTCCCATGGAAGAGGTGTCGGCCGCAGAGGTGGCCGCCGAGCTGCGCGCGGCGGAGGATCACAACCGCCGCGTCTCGGAGTGCACCCGCCAGGCCACCGCAACGCGCGCCCGCATCGCCGACCTCGAATCGCAGCTGTCGGCCGCCCGGGCTGCCCTCGCTGACCTCGAACACGTCGAGTCGCTCGATCTGATCGACGTCACCGCGCTCACCGAACGCCTCTCGCAGATCGACTCTGTGAATGCGCGAGTTCGTGAGGCCCGTGAGCGTCAACGGATCGGTGTCGGGCTGAGCGAAGCCGCCGGGAAGGTCGAGGAAGCGCAAGCCGACCTCGATGCGATCGAGGATCGCAAGCGGGCCGGTCTGGCCGCCGCGTCCTTCCCTGTCGACGGGCTGTCGGTCGACGAGTCCGGGGTGACCTTCGGCGGTATCCCCTTCGGTCAGGTGAACAGCGCCATGCGGCGCCGAGTCGCCTTCGCTATCGCCACCGCGGGCAACCCCGACCTGCGTCTCGTCATCGTCAAGGACGGCGACCTCCTCGACGGCGAATCGCTCGCCGCCATTCGCTCCCTCGCCGACGAGCGCGGCTACACCGTGCTCATGGAACGCGACCGCGACGAGTCTCGCCGCATCGGCTTCACGATCGTCGACGGTGCCCTGGACGGCGTCGAGGACGCCCCCGAACCCGAGCCGGCAGCACCCGCCCCGCTCCGTCTCGTGCCGAGCGACTACTCCACGCGACCCGCGTCGCCCAACTGCCAGTCCGGGGGCCGCCCCGGCTGCACCTGCGACATCTGCTTCTGAAAGGGGCCGCCATGAGCATCCTCGTCGCCCTTCTCGTCGCCGCTGGCGTGTTCCTCATGTGGTGCTGCAGCGTCAGCATCCGGACGCGCAAATGGTCGGCCCACTTCGCCGCCGCCGGTCTCGGTTCCGTCTGCCTGGGCGTCGCCGCGGGACTGTTCTACTCGCTGTTCGACTTCCCGGTGGTGTGGCCGTGAGCGCCCGTCAGGAAGCGCCGGAGTCGACCGTCGTCGAGTTCGCGGCCCGCCACTGCGCAGAGCACGAGCAGCACACGGCCGACACCATCGCCGCTCACGTGAACGCAATCATCATGGCCTCGATCAGCCAGAACCGAGCGCTCTGGAAGGTCGGAATCGGCCCGGACGGACAGGCCTCCCTCATCTGGCTCAGCCTGCCGGACGCCGTTTGGGAGCGCCTGCTGCATGAGGGCGTCGCGCTTGTGCAGCTCATGGCGGCACTGGGAGGCGACTAGTGACCGCCCTGGCAATGCTCGAGCGCACCCTCGGCGACACGGCGGATCGCGACTCGTGGGCGCACGTGCACGAGAAGACCATCGGGTCTTACGCCGCGTCGAGCTTCGCCAAGCCCGAGTCCGTCGAGGCGTACGTGCGGGCGATCATCGCGCCGCGCGAGTTCCGCGGCAACTCGGCCACCCGCTCAGGCGTCCGCTGGGAGCCGATGCTCCTCGCCTGGGCGGGCGCCGAGCCCAACAGCCTGTTCATCCACCACCCCGACGAACGCGGCTTCGGCGCAACGGTCGACGGCGTCGTGCCCGGTGATCCGTTCGCGATCGTCGAGACGAAGGCGAAGCACCTCAAGATCCTCGACGGCCCGGAGCGCAAGGAGATCCGCCAGATGGCCTGGCAGCTGTTCTGCATCCCCGAAGCGACCGAATGCCGCTACGTGTGGGGCGAGCTCGTGCGCGACCCCTCCGACCCCGACGAGTGGCGCCTCCGCCGCGACCCGCAGACCATCGTGTTCCCCCGCGACCACCCCGCGATCGTCGCCGCCACGGCCGTCATCGTCCCCATCGCTCACACCGTCCTCGCCGGCGTCCGCGCCGCGCGCACACAGAAGGCCCCGTTCTGACATGACCACTGCTGTTGTCGCCTACGAAGCCGCGTCGCTCAACGACCGGATGAAGTACGCGCAGACCCTCGCCGCAGCCGGCGACCTCATCCCCAAGGGCCTGTGGAACCCCGCCACGAACATCAACGGGAAGCTCGTCCCCTCCGCCCCATCCCCCGGCAAGGTCCTCCTGGTCATGGAGACGGGTGCGATGCTCGGCCTCGCCCCGGCCGCCGCTCTGCAGTCCATCGACGTCGTGGAGGGGCGCGCGACACTCTCCTCCCGCCTCATGGGGGCGCTCATCCGCAAGGCCGGCCACAGGCTGGACGTGATCAAGACGGGCAGCATCCCGACCGGCGACTACTCCGTCACCGTGACCGGAACCCGCGCCGACGACGGATCGGTCTACACCTCCACCTGGGATATCCCCCGCGCCATCCGCGCGCAGCTCGTGCAGTCGTACGAGAAGAACGCGCAGGGCGTGTGGCAGGTCCGCGCTCGGAACAAGGACGGCTCCGTCGCCAAGCCCTGGGAGGCCTACGCCGAGCTGATGCCGGTGTGGCGCGCGATGTCCGAGATCGGCCGCGAGGGCTTCGCCGATGTCCTGTTCGGCCTCTACTCCACCGAAGAGATGACCGACGGCGGCGCTCCCATCCCCGTCGCCGAGCCTGAGCGCGAGGCCACCGAAGACTGGACTGCGCTGATCGACGCGGCAAAGACCCGTGCCGAGCTGGACGACATCGGAGACCGCCTCGCGAAGAAGGGTGAGGGCAGCGACAAGATCCGTGCGCGCTGGCTCGCCCGCGCCGGCGCCATCGACCGCGAGGCCAACATCGAGGACGCCGATGTCGTCACCGATGACCACCAGACCGCCGACGAGGGCGCGCAGGCCCCCCAGGACGACGAAGCCCCCCGCTCCGAGTCGTCTGCTCCCGCGCCCTCGTCGGCATCCGCCGAGCCCACCCAGGAGGAGTACGAGGCGGCCGAGGCTGCGCGCTTCGACGCCGCGGTCGCGGCAGGGGAGGTGAGCAACGGTGACTGAGCTGATCCACGCTGTCACGGGCGAGATCATCGATTACCAGCCGGTCTCCTCTGTCGAGGTGGAGTTCATCATCCGCGAGCTGGGCGACCGACTCGAGCGCGCCGCCCCCATTCTCGACAAGCTGCAACGCGCCCGCTACGACGCGGAGACGGAGTACTCGAAGGCATTCGAGACGGCGAAGCTCATGTCGAAGCGCGAGATGTACTCCGACCGCCGTTCTGAGGCGAAGCTCGCATGCCTCCCCCAGGAGCAGGCCCTCAACGAGGCGAAGGCGCAGTTGCACCACGCCGAGCGGTTGCAGGACGCGCTCGGTCGCAAGCTGTCGGGCTACCAGACCATCAAGAAGGGTCTCGAAGCCGCATACAGCGCTGGAGGTGTCGGGCGGTGAGCAAGTACGTCCTCCGAAAGTCCCGGGTCCGCGCGTACCGCCGCCGCTGGGTGCTTCGCCGCGACGGGCGCATCATCGGCGCCTACACAGCCTTCCCCGAGGCCCTTCATGTCTTGCGCGCGCTGCTCAGCGCCGCGCACCAATGACCACCCCAAGGAAAGGAACCCAGGTGGCTGAGAACAAGAACGAACGACCGCCGAGCTTCGCGGCGATGCTCGCGCAGGTGCGCCCCCGCACCGACGTCGAGGCCGCGGAGACGCTGCGGAAGGTCATTGAGGCGGTGAAGGCAACCGGCAAGGTCGGTTCCATCACCATCCGCCTCGACGTCAAGCCCGCCGACGGCCTCAGTGACGCCGTCGTGGTCTACGACCGCATCGCTCAGAAGGTGCCGGAGAAGACCCGCGAGGGCTCCATGGCGTTCATCACGAAGGACGGCGACCTCTCCCGGTCCGACCCCTCGCAGATGCCGCTGTTCGAAGACGAAGACGTTCGCGACGCCAGCGCGAACACCGATCCCCGCACCGGCGAGATCAAGGAGACCCCGAACGCATGACCGCTCTCGAAGACACGAAGACCGAGGCCGCCGTCGTCGCGCAGATCGCCGATGAAAACGCCGAGGCTCAGCGCGTTGCCGTCGCCGTCGGCGAGGTGTATCTCGTCCGCGACGGTGAAGGTGGCGTGCACGCCATCGACACCGACGAATACGCCGTCACGCCTCGCCACACGAAGGCGCACCGTGTGGTTACGGACGCAGCGTCGTTCGCGAACTACGTGAACCGCCACAAGACGGCCGGCACCGAGGTGTACGCCCACACGAACAGCTCGACCGTTGTGGCCGTCATCGACTCGCACTGGGGCACCGGTGAGGAGCCTGGCTGGCAGAAGCACCAGCTGACGCTCGCGCTCGAAAAGTCGAAGTCCTGGCTCGCGTGGGAGGCCGTCGACGGCGAGCTCCTCGACCAGGCCACGTTCGCCGACTTCCTCGACGACCGGTGGAGCGACGTCATCGAGCCCGACGCCGCACTGATGGTCGACCTGGCCACCACGTTCCAGGCGAAGACGAAGGTCGACTTCGACAGCGGCGTCCGCATGGACAGCGGCGAGGTGAAGCTCACGTACGCCGAGACGGTGACCGCGCGCGCCGGACAGAAGGGCGAGATCACCATTCCGAAAAAGGTGAAGCTCGCGCTCCGCCCCTACGTCGGTGGCCCGATCTACTCCATCTGGGCGCACTTCCGGTACCGCCTGCAGGGCGGGAACGTCGTCATGGGCTTCCGCCTCGAGCGCCCCGAGAACACGCTCGACGCCGCGTTCGCAGACATCGTGACGGACATCCGCGACGGCCGTCCCGTCTCGGACGCCGCGGTCGCCCACGAGGGCATCGGAGACGTGCCGATCTTCAACGGCAAGCCCTCGAAGTAACCAGCCGATCGCTGCACGTAGCAGGTGCAGCGGCCACAAGAACGGGGACCGGCCGAGTAGCAGTCGGCCGGTCCCCCACCCACACATTTCGCATCCCTTGGACAGGAGCCAGGCGTGAGCCTTCCCTACTCTGGCGCACCCGCATCGCAGGCGCCACCCGAGCCCATCTTCGTCGGCCTCGACCTCTCGCTGACGTCGACCGGCATTGCGACCATCCGCAACGGCGTGGCCGTCGTCCGCCGCATCACCTCGAAGCCCTCGAAGGACGCCACGACGGACGACACTGCGGCGCGCCTCGACTTGCTCGTCTCCGCCATCGTCAGCGCGATCCCGAACAGCGACGCAACGTTCGTCGCCGTCGAGGGCCCTTCGTTCGGATCGACCGGGGGCGCACAGCACGAGCGCGGCGGGCTGTGGTGGATGGTCCGCCACGCGCTTCGCATCGAAGGTCTCGACGTTGTCGTCGTCCCCCCGACCGTGGTCAAGAAGTACGCGACCGGCGTCGGCAACGCGCAGAAAGACCGCGTGCTTGTCGCCGTCGTACGCCGATACCCCGACGTCGACGTGACCGGGAATGACGAGGCCGACGCGCTCGTGCTCGCCGCGATCCGCGCACGCAACGCCGGATTCCCGTTCGAAGCCGACCTCCCGCAGGCTCAGGCGGCCGCCGCTCAGTCGGTTACGCGATGACCCCCGCCGACATCGCCCGGTTCTGGTCACACGTCGACATCCGCACCGCAGACGAGTGCTGGCCGTGGAAGCGTGCCTGTACGCACGGCTACGGCCGGTTCAGCGTCGGCGGCCGTCGCGGTCGCCTCGCCATCGCGTCCCGCGTGGCCTACGAGATCACGAACGGGCCGCTCGCTCTTGGCGCCGAGGTCCTGCACCGCTGCGACAACCCGCCGTGCTGCAACCCCGCCCACCTGAGCGCCGGAACGCAGAGCCGAAACATGGCCGAGATGGTGCAGCGCGGCCGGTCCGCGAAGCAGAAGCTCACGGCTCGACAGATCCGCGCTATCAGACGCGCTCGCGCCGCTGGCGCCCGCGTCGTCGACCTCGCCGCTCAGTACGGCGTCACCCCATCGAACGTGTCCCAGATCACCACGGGACGCACCTGGAAGCACCTGGAGAACGCATCGTGAAGTCCTCAATGGGAGGAAGCTTCGTCCCAAGCCGCCCGCAACTCATTGGCACGTTCCGCGAGCCAGGTGGTCTCCTCACCGGGAAGACGCGCCTCACCCCGCGCCACCGCGCCGAGAACCTTTCGGAGCCTGAACATCGCGGCTCGCTGCACATTGCCCGCGGGTTCCTGCCAAGCCCGAAGCTGACCCGCCGCACGACCCGCGTTGACGATGAAACAGGCGTCATCGACCGCCGACCTGGCCTTCCCGCTCGGGATGAGCTCGGATGCTTCGGACAGCTTCAAGAGGAGCGCGTTGTCGTAATCGATGGGTTCACTCGCAAACCGTTGCCGCGCTTGTTCGGCGGATACTTCCGACGCTATGCGGGTGGCCATGTTGAGCGCCTCCACCACATGTTCACGACCATTCTCAAGGCGCCTTCGCCGGCTCGCGGTGAAGTCCCGCCAGAGAGCGCCAGCCGCGGTCAACAGAGCGCCGGCAAGAAGTGGCCAGAGCCAGCTCGCATCGTAGGGCACTCGGGAACTGTAGCGGGGGTGTCGGCGTGAGCGCTCTCTTGACCCTGAACACCGGGAACGACGGCCGTGACTACGACGCCTTCCTCCGCGAGAAGGTCGCCTTTGACCGCTCGTTCGGGTTCGACGTCAACGACGCTGACCTCTCCCCGGCGCTGCGCCCCCATCAGGCCGCGGTAGTGAAGTGGGCGATAGCCGGCGGCCGTCGCGCCATCTTCGCTCGCTTCGGTCTCGGCAAGTCCGTGATGCAGCTCGAACTGCTCCGCCTCGCCCTCACGCATCCCGCGTCGAAGACGCTCGGCGGCCGTGCGCTCGTCGTCGCACCGCTGCGCGTGCACCGCGAGTTCGTGCGCGACGCGCGCAAGCACCTCGGCATCGAGGCACGCTTCATCCGCCGCACCGAGCAGGTCGACTCAACCTGGTCAGGCATCTACGTGACCAACTACGAGTCCGTCCGCGACAACAAGCTCGACGTCGACCTCTTCGACGCCGTCTCCCTCGACGAGGCCGCAGTACTCGCCTCGTTCGGCTCCGACACCGCGCAGGCGATGCTCGCCCTCTTCCAGGACATCACCTACCGGTGGGTGGCCACGGCTACGCCGTCCCCGAACGAGCACCTCGAGCTGATCAACTACGCCGCCTTCCTCTCGATCATGGACCGCGGCGCAGCGCTCACGCGGTTCTTCCAGCGCAACAGTGAGAAGGCCGGCGAGCTGACGCTGTACCCGCACAAGGAGGCGGAGTTCTGGCTCTGGCTGAACACGTGGGCGTGCTTCCTGCAGCGGCCGTCCGACCTCGGGTTCTCCGACGAGGGCTACGAACTTCCCGATCTCGACGTGCAATGGCACGAGGTGGCGGTCGACGTCGCCTCCAACCACGTCGACCGTGACGGCCAGGGCCGTCTGTTCCGGGGCGGCGCGATGTCGTCAATCGAGGCCGCGCGGGAGAAGCGCGTCACGATCGCCGAGCGCGTGGCGAAGGTCATGGCCATCGTCCGCGAGCACCGCACGGCGAGCTGGCCCGCTTGCGATGAGCAGATCATCCTCTGGTGCGACCTCGACGACGAGCAGACCGCGCTCGAGCGCGCGCTCAAGGCTGAGGGCCTGTCGTTCTCGTCGGTGCACGGCAAGCTCGCCGACGAAGAGGCCGAACGCCGTCTCGACGCCTGGTGCGACCGCGAGACTTACGCGCTCATCGGCAAGCCCGTGATGCTCGGGCAGGGCATGAACCTGCAGCAGGCGAACGTCGCCGTCTTCGCCGGCGTGACCTACAAGTTCCGTCAGACGATCCAGGCCGTGCACCGCATCCACCGGTTCGGCCAGGGCCACGCCTGCACGGTGCACCTGATCCTCGCCGAGACCGAGTCCGAGGTGCGCGACAATCTGCAGTCGAAGTGGGACGAGCACGACCGTCTCACCGAGCGCATGGCCGACCTGATCCGTGCGCACGGGCTGTCGTCGCTCGCGATTACGAGCGAGCTCACCCGAGCGATGGGCGTCGAGCGTGAGGTCGCCGCCGGGGCGGACTGGCAGGTCGCGCTCAACGACTGCGTGATCGAGATGCGCGACCACATGGACGCCGCCACCGTCGACCTCATCGTCACGAGCATCCCCTTCGGCAACCACTACGAGTACTCGCTGAACTACGCCGACTTCGGCCACACCGACGACTACGCGCAGTTCTGGTGGCAGATGGACTACGCCACCCCAGAGGCGCTGCGCGTGCTCAAGCCGGGCCGCATCATGGCCGTCCACGTGAAGGACCGGATCCAGTACGGCAAGGTCACCGGCGCCGGCCTCCCCACGGTCGAACCGTTCCACGCGCAGGCCATCGCCCACTACACCGGCCACGGGTTCGACTACGCGGGCATGGTCACCATCGAGACCGACGTCGTGCGCGAGAACAATCAGACGTACCGCCTCGGATACTCCGCGATGCTCGAGGACAGCTCGAAGATGGGCGTCGGCTCCCCCGAGTACCTGCTGATTTTCCACAAGCCGCAGACGGACCGGTCGAAGGGCTGGGCCGACGAGCGGATCACGAAGCAGCGCGACATCTACGGCCTCGGTCAGTGGCAGATCGACGCGGACGCGAAGTGGCGGTCATCCGGTGACCGTCTCCTGACCGTCGAGGAGCTGGTCGCGCTCGACCCGTCCGCCCGCGCGCGCGTGCTGACCGCGCAGGCACGTCGCCGCGTGTACGACTACGCCGAGCACGTGCGCCTCGCTGAGGCACTCAAGGACCGCAACGCGCTACCGGCGACGTTCGCGGCCGTGCGCCCGGGCGCGTGGTCGCCGTGGGTGTGGGACGACGTCAACCGCATGGCCACGCTCAACAGCGAGCAGTCCCGTCGCGCGCTCGAGTTCCACGTCTGCCCCCTGCAATTCGACATCGTCGACCGCTGCATCACCCGGTGGTCGAACGCAGGAGACCTCGTCTTCGACCCGTTCGGCGGGCTCGGCACGGTCCCGCTGCGCGCGCGCAAGCTCGGTCGCTGCGGGGCGATGTCGGAGCTGAACCCGGTGTCGTACCGCGACGCCGTCATGTACCAGCGAGAGGCCGACCAGGCGGCGATGCCGTCGCTGTTCGACCTGCTCGCGTTCGAAGAAGGAGACGCGGCATGACCGCCACCCTCGCGGCCCCCGTCGGCTACGCGCGCCCCACGACGCCCTGGAACGGGCTCACCGTCACGGACCTGTTTTGCGGGGCCGGCGGCTCATCGTCGGGTCTCGTCGAGGCGGGCTACCGCGTCATCATCGCGGCGAACCACTGGAAGCTCGCGATCGAGTCGCACCAGATCAATCACCCCGACACCGACCACTCGCAAGCCGACATCTCGCAGGTGAACCCGGCCTATTTCCCGAAGACGCACGTGCTCTGGGGCTCGCCGGAGTGCACGAACCACTCGATCGCGAAGGGCGTAAAGCGCCAGCGTCAGCAGGATCAGGCGCTGTTCGAGCTCGACGGCACCCGCCCCCTCGCCGACGAGGCCGCGAACCGCTCGCGCGCGACGATGTGGGACATTCCCCGCTTCGCCGAGCACCACCGCTACATGGCGATCATCCTCGAGAACGTCGTCGACGCGTACCGGTGGGACCAGTTCGACGCGTGGCAGATGGCGATGCGCGCGCTCGGGTACCGGATGCAGCTCGTGTGGCTGAACAGCATGCACGCGCAGATCGGCGGCCTCCCCGCGCCGCAGTCCCGCGACCGCATGTACGTCGTGATGTGGCGCGAGGACCTCGTGTCGAAGGACCGCCAAGGCCCCGATGTCGAGAAGTGGACGCGTCCGATGGCCGTGTGCCCCGAGCACGGCGAGGTGCAGGCCGTCCAGGCGTTCAAGAAGAAGGAGCAGTGGGGCCGCTATCGCGCGCAGTACCTCTACCGCTGCCCGACGTGCTGGACGCCGATCGAACCCGGGTGGCTGGCCGCCGAGTCGATCATCGACTGGTCGCTGCCCGCGCCGCGCATCGGCGACCGCGCGAAGCCCCTCGCCGAGAAGACGCGCGAGCGGATCCGTCGCGGCATCGAACGCCACTGGGCGCCGATCATCGCGAAGGCCGCGGGGAACACCTACGACGGCGTCACGACCGGATCGGGCTACCTCCGGGTCAGCGACCTCGACTCGCCCATGCCCGCGCAGATGGGCACCGCCGAGCACGGCCTCGCGATCCCGCCGCTCATCGTCCGCGGTGAGGGCAACACCGTGCCTGCAAAACCAGCCTCCGAAGCGCTCGGCGCGCTCACCGCGTCGGGATCGATGTTCGTCGCGCACCCTCCCGCGTTCCTCGCTCAGTTCCGCGAGCGCGATCGCACGCAGACGCTCGACAAGGCGCTGCCTACGGTCGTCGCCGACGGCGCGGGTCAGGCGCTCCTGGTCCCGGTCGAGGGCCGTGAGGGTAAGAGCGCGGCGCCCGCCGGAGACCCTCTGCGCACGCAGTCGACGCGCAACGAGACCGGTCTGCTGGTCCCGGCGGGCGGCACATGGCGCTCGGACGCCACCCCGCTCACCTCGCCCATGTCGGCGCTCACGACGCGCGAAGCGGACGGCCTCGTGGTCCCGCTGCGGAACCACGGTGTTGCCAAGTCGACGTCGCACCCGATCGACACGGTGAGCGCCGAGGGCAACCACCACGCCCTCGTCATGCGGAACAACACCGCCCGCGGCGACGGCGGCCAGATGTCGACGCCCGTGCACGAGCCGCTACGCGCGCTGACGACCGCCGGTCACCAATCGCTCATCGAGCCGGGTGCTCCGATCAGCCTCGACGTGGACGACGCCGGCTTCCGGATGCTCGAGCCCCACGAGATACAGCTCGGCATGGGCTTCGCCGCCGACTATCACCTCGTCGGCTCGAAACGCGACAAGGTCAAGCAGGCCGGGAACGCCGTCACCCCGCCCGCCGCACGCGACCTCGGCCACGCCGTCGCCGAGTTCCTCCTGGCGGTGCTCGCGTGACCGGGTTAGCTTGCGATCTCGTCGATTGCCTCTTCGAGGGTGCCAAAAAGCCGGGGTGCGGTAATGCCGAAGAGGGCAGCCTTGGTAGCTCCGTGCTCGCGATCGCTGTACGGCGTGATGTACCCCACGACCTCGCCATCTCGAACGACTTCGAGTTCCGCCGCGAAAAGGCCTGCGCGAGCTCCCGTGGCCCGCAGCGTGAAGCTCACCCCGTTCCGTTCGAAGGACTGAGCGGTCTTTCGCAGACTTTGGACCAGGTTCGCGTCGAGGTTCGTCATGCCCGCACCCTATCGGGAGTGGCGGCATGACTGCCACGCAGACCACAGTCCTCCGCTGCGACGGCGGGGACGGACGGTGCCGAGAAATGGTCCTCGGCCGACCTCGAGAGACCGAGTACGAGCTGCACATTCGTGCGATGCGCGAGCAGGGATGGCGGTACTCGGCGCAGGGCGGCCCACCCCGCGACCTCTGCCGGTGGCACGCATGAAGCGTCTCATCCCCACGTCCGCCCCCGACACCCTTGCGCGCGACCGCGCGCCGAGCCGGTGCCGACGCTCCTGCTGCTGGACGCCGCTCGGGCACTCGACCGCGGCACCCACCACCTGCACCTGCCACCAAGGAGATACCGTGTCCGACCGCGTGCCCCGCGCGCAGCTCGAAGCCCTGTCCAACCGCGACGGTTTCGTTTGCGTCTGGACTGCCACCCAAGGCGACCGCATCATCCCCCAACACCGTCAGGGCGGCATGGGCGGACGCCCCGACAAGCACCGCACAGAGAACCTGCTCTGGCTCGACTCCATCCTCAACGGCCTCATCGAAGCCGACGCTGCTGTCGCGGAGATCGCGAAGGTGTACGGCATAAAGGTCCCGATCTGGGTCAAGGACGTCGCCTCCGTCCCTGTCTTCTTCGCGCACGAGCAGCGCTGGTTCATCCTCGAAGGCGCCACCCGCCGCGAGATCTCCGCCGCCGACGCGCTCGACCGCATGCACGCCGTCTACGGCCCGGAGTACTTCCAGTGGAAGGCCCGTGCCGATCAGACGCCGCACGCTGCGATCTACGCGATGAGGACCCGCTGATGGTGTGGTTCAAGATCGACGACGGCTTCTGGTCGCACCCGAAGGTCCTGGAGCTCTCGGACGCCGCGCTGGCCTTGTGGACGCGCGCGGGCTCCTACTGCGCCGGGCACCTGACCGACGGCGAGGTGAAGAGGTCGACGCTTCGCGTGCTCGCTGCCGACCACGACGCCGCAGCGGAGCTGGTTATGGCGGGCCTGTGGGATGAGACGCCGACGGGCTGGGCGTTCCACGACTGGGCGGAGTATCAGCCGACGCGTGAGCAGGTGCTCGCGGAGCGCGCAGCGGCAACCGAGCGTAAGCGGAAGTCGCGGGACGCGCGCCGTTCGTCCTCCCAGTCGTCACAAGGTGAGTCACGGCGTGACGCCCGGGGAGTGGACGCCGTGATTCCGGCTTCCCCGACCCGACCCGACCCGACCCGACCCGACCCCTCTACCTCTGACGAGGTAGAGGAGGGAGACGCGCGCGGCGGCGCGCTCCCCTCCCCCTTCTGCTCGAAGCATCCCGAGGGGACCGACGGGCCATGCCGGGCCTGTGGGAACGCGCGGATGGCGCATGACCTCGCGGTCGCCGCGGAGAAGTCCAAGCCGACGCCGCTCCCGCGCCGCCCGAAGACGTGCACGGTGCACGCGGAGTACCCGTTGCCGTGCGATCGGTGCGCTGAGGACTCGAGGGCCGCGTCGTGAGGGTCGAGATGGACCTGCCGGACCCCGTGTGGTTCGGCCTGGCTGAGATCGCGGAGCAGCGCGAGATTGATGTGCCGTGGCTCATCGCGTATGCCATCCGCGACCTGCTCGGCACCGAGCACACTCGCCTCGCCGTAGCCCGGGCCCGTCGCGAACGCGTCATTGCCCTGGCCCGTGAGGGACACACCGACGCCGCGATCTGCGAGCGCACGGGAGAGAACCGCAACTACGTCGCCACGAACCGCCGGAAAGCCGGCATCGCCCCGAACCGGCCCGGACGGGCCACCGCCGAGAGGAAGACAGCATGACCGACCGCATCGACCACGCCGCCGAGGCGCGGAAGCACATCGACTGGGCACACGACCAGCAGGGCAGGGACGGGGAGTACGACTCCTCGGTGCGGGACAACGCGATCCTCGCCCAAGCCGCGGCGACCCTCGCGCTCGTCGAGCAACAGCGCATCGCGAATCTGATCGCCCTGTCGGTTCCGCCGCAGTTCGGGGCAGAGGGGTCGAGCGTACGCATCCCGTCGTACACGCTCGACGGCGTGCTCCGCGAGGACATCGCAGAAGGGTTGGGCATCTGATGGCCGGCGAAACCGTCATCACCGTCGTCGGCAACCTCACCGCCGACCCCGAGCTGCGGTACACGCAGAACGGGCTCCCCGTCGCGAACTTCACCATCGCCTCCACGCCGCGGACGTTCGACCGCCAGGCGAACGAGTGGAAGGACGGCGAGGCCCTGTTCCTTCGCGCGAGCGTGTGGCGCGAGTTCGCCGAGCATGTCGCAGGATCGCTCGCGAAGGGCTCCCGTGTCATCGCGACCGGTCGCCTCAAGCAGCGTTCGTACCAGGACCGCGAGGGCCAGACGCGCACGTCGATCGAGCTCGAGGTCGATGAGATCGGCCCGTCGCTCCGGTACGCCACCGCGCAGGTCACCCGCGCCGCGTCGAACAACGGCCGCGGTGGCGGCCAGCCCTCCCAGGCCGCGGCATCCGAGCCGTGGTCCACCCCCGGATCCGCGACGCCGCCCGCCGACGAGTGGTCCACCCAGCAGCCCATGTCCTACGGCGACGACACCCCGTTCTGAGGAGATCCCATGACCGACTACGACGACCTCGTGCGCAAGGCTGCGGCGGAGCGACGCTGCAGCTGGAGCGTCCCCGAGGAGAACCACCCGGACGGTGACCTCTGCCGAATGGAGGGCCATTGCATCGACGCCGCCCGCGCGATGCTCGACGCCGCCGGCGTCCCCAACCTGCTTGCGATGGTGGGACGCGACGAGTACCACACCATGGACGAGCTGTACGAGTACCGGATGCTGTACAACGCTCACGCCGCGCGGGGCTGGCTCGCCGCGACCTTCCCCGTCGTGAAGTCGTGGCGACACTCGGACGGCGAGCTGTGCTTCGGCGGCGGCTGGTTCATCGTCGTCGTCGAGCTGCCGACCGGCCAGGTGGCGAACCACTACAAGGCGGAGCACTGGGACCTGTTCGACGTGCCCGCCGTCGACCTTCCTCCGCGGTACGACGGCCACACGCCCGCTGTCGCCGCGGAGCGATTGCGAGCGGGGGTCATGCCGTGAGCTTCATCGCGAAGTACTCGGGACGCTGCGCCGCCGACTGCGGCGACCCGATCGCCCCGGGCGACGTCGTCGAATACGTCGACGGCGAGCTCGTGCACGAAGGCTGCGAACCGGCCGCCGAGGTCGAGCGCGAAGCGCGCCCGGTCTGCCCCGACTGCTTCACCGAGATCGCCCTGGACGGAGCCTGCTCATGCTGACCGCCGCATCCATCCTCGAGGCCATCCGCGCGGCGTACCCGGCGGCGGCGATTGTGCCTGAGCTGACGATCGAAGACTTCGACCTGCCGGACTCTGGCGAGCCCGTCGAGTACCTCGACATGCACAGCCACGAGCGACCGGAAGGGCACAAGTACGAGCGCCGGATCGACGCCCTGATGTTCGAGACCCTCCTCCGCACGGCCATCGAGATCAAGGTCACCCGGGCCGACTTCCTGCGCGACACGTACTGGAAGCGCCGAGCCTGGCAGCGCGTCACGCACCGCTTCATCTACGTGGTGCCGCACGACCTCGAGGTCATGGCGCCGCACGGATGCGGCCTGTGGAAAGTCGCGGAGGACGGCCGGATCACGGTCGTCAAGAAGGCGATCGTGAGTAGGACCCCGGACCCCCTACCGCAGACGGTCGTGCAGCGGATCGCCTACCGCGCCGCGGGGGGTGCGTCGTGTCTGAGGTGCTGCCCGGGTTTGAGCCGCCTCCCCCGCCGGTCGACGCGCCGAAGGCCGAACGGCTGCCGCAGCGCGAGCGCGACCAGCTCGCGATCGACGCGGGCGTGCACCCGGCGACGCGGATGCTGCTCGCCGACAACGGGGCGACGTGCGGCGACTGCCGCTTCCTCCGCGCGAAGCACGCGGGCGCCGGGAAGTGGTGGAAGTGCGGCACCCCTGACCCCCGATCGAAGAACCACCGCGGCGACGGCCGCGACATGACGAAACGCTGGCCCGCGTGCATCGCGTTCCAGCCGAAGGACGGAGACCCGAAATGACCACCGAACGACCCGTCGAACCGCTCGCCGTCGCGCAGGACGTCGAGTCCTACGTCGACGGCGAGCACCGCGACGCCGCGAAGTATTCGAACCGCGACCTGCTCGACAGTTCCGGCGTCTACTCGCTGCACGAGCTGGCCGCCCGCATCTACCAGCGCGGCTTCAACGACGGTCGCGCCGTCGAGAGCTGGAAGCGCACCGAACAGCGGAACCGCATCCGCGCCGCGCAGGAGGGAACAGCATGACCATTGTCTGTGCCACGAACGACGGCCTCCCCGGCATCCGCGCGTGCACGGAACTCGGCGAGCACCGCGTCACCTGCCTTGACCACCCCGGCTGGGATGAGAAGACCCGCCCCGGCACCTGCCGCGGTTGCCTACCCCTCGCTGCCGACGTCGGCTTCCTGTGCCGTCACTGCTGGGAGCTCGTCGAGACAACCTACCCGCAGTGGGCTCGGTTCCGTCAGCTGCTCGACGCTGCCGACGGCCGCACCGTTTCCCCCTCGGGCGGCGGCGGTTCCGCGGCGTCCGGGTACTCGAACCTCGCGCTCGCGTTCCTCGCCGTCGACGAGTGCGAACGGCACCTCGCGAACCGCGGCGACCTCACCCTCCTCATGTGGGTGAACACGGCGGCCGGCGCCGCCCACGCGATCCAGTTCGCCCACGCCGCGACGAACGCCTACCGGGCGCTCGAGGTCGAGGAGCGCGAGGCGACCGCCCCGCCGCGCGCCCGCTGCCCCCACTGCGAACAGCTCACGGTGACCGCGAACCGCTCGCGCGAGCGCGGCGTCCTGACGATCGTCGAGTGCGAGCACTGCGGCGGCGTGCTCGACAAGATCCGGACGGGCCCCGATGCCTGGAACGGGTCCGACGTCTGCGAGCACGGCGGCCCCTTCGACCACCTCGACTGCGAGGACGTCGATTGCTCGTGCTGGTGCCACGACTACGGCCGGAAGTCGCACCCCGCCCTCGGCGTCGCCGCGCTCTGGGACGGCGACACCGCCGGCGCCACCAGCGGCGTCGGCGCCCCGCGCGGCGACTGGATCATCGACGACCCTCACACCATCCGCCTCGTCCCGAAAGACCCGACCACGACCCGACGGCTCCCCGCCGACGAAGAGAGGAAGACCGCATGACCGTGCACGCGACCCCGCCACACGGGGAGACGGCGACGCCCTGCTGCGACGCGACGCCGTTCGAGCTGCCGACCACCGACCGGATGACGCTCGACGCCGCGGCCGTCACCTGCGGCACCAGGGAGGCGACCCCATGATTCGGTTCCCGATCTCCGCCCCGCTGGTGTCCCGCTCAGCGGCGCTTCCCGCCCGCGAAGTGATCCTCATCGACGGCGCTCAGTTCGAGGACGAGCGCCGGCGTATCGTCGTCGGCCAGGAAGTCACGGACGCCACCATGAAGGCTCTGACCGAAGCGCTCGACCAGCTCGAGCATCTCGACGGCTTGCGCCGGTGGTTCGCCGACCTAGTAGCCGCCCCGAACACTCGGGAGCGCGGCGATGGCTGACGCGAGGATCCCCGAGTGGGTGACGGTGAAGGTCGCTGCAGCGCTCGTAGGCAAGGCTCCGCGCACGATCTACGAGTGGATCGAGAACGACCGCCTCGCGTTCCGGCGCAACGGCGACGGCGTGCTCGAAGTCCTGTCCAAGGCCGTCGTGCGCATCGAACCGACCGTGAGACGGGGACGCCCCCGCGGGAAGCCGACACGCCGGTGACAGAATGACCGGAAAGAAATACGCAATATCCGCAAACCCCGCAGGATAGAACGTAGATGGTGGAGAACTCCGCCCAACTCGACGAAGGCCCCCGCAGGCAAGCCCGCCCGGGGGCCAAGTCAGATCAGCGGAAACCCTCGGGTTCTGGCTCCTCACCAAACATGAGGTAGTTGATGGGGTCATCGTCGATTTGAGCGAGTTCCGTGGCGATGGCCGGCGCGAGTTTCTCTGGGTTCAACGCCCATCGCCGAATGCGCTCTTTAGATCGACGGTTGCGCGCGCTGTAGATCCTGTCCTTCCGTTCCCTACTTTCGTCGGATTCTTCGTTGTAGGTCGCCAGGTAGAGGCCCATATTTTCGATGTCGTATTTGGTGATCGCCAGTAGGTCGTCTGCTCCCGGAACGATGCTCTGTTCGAGAGCGACCGCGGCATCGATCCGCGCCTGTTCACGTTCGGAGCGGCCGTTCTCCGCGGTGGCTCTTCTCCAGCTCCTGTTGTACGCCTCCACAATCCAACGATTAAGAGTCCGTGCGTCTTCGAGCGCCAGCTCCTGCAGACGGAGCTGGCGCGCTTCACGCTCGCGTTCGTCGGCGGCCTTCTCCCGCTGCGTCTCTACGGCACGCGCTAGCACCGTGGCTCTATGAGACACCCAAAGAGCCACGGCAGAGACTCCGACAGTCGCGATGCCGACCAGCGACGGTATCCAGATCTCCGCCCACCACTCAAACGCGTCGTGCTCACCAGGGGGTAGGTTCACCCTCAACTCGAACGCACCCAATACCGCTGCCGAGACCGTCATTGTCGCCACCGCCGCCACAGACCGCCTCAATGCTTATCGCCGCGAGTACGATGCTCTGAGTTTGGGAGTGTGGCGTGCAGCTTGCGGGCACCGTGCGCGGTCATATGCAGAGCGTCCGCAATTTCCTGCCACGTGGCTTTCTCTGCTCGCGCTTCGTCAATGATGCGCGGTCGCTGCTCCCACTCGTTGCCGAGACGCTTCAATCGAGACAATGCGGTGCCCATGCCGCCTAGGGTATCTGAGTTACCTTCCATCTCGTCAGTTCTCACCCGGTAGCGCGACGATGATGCACGGCTCGCCGGTCAGGTTGTAGCCCTCAGCCCGAACCACCAAGTGCTGCGGCGTGGCCGACTCCGCGCGGCTGACCGCTCCCGATCGCGTGTAGTTCGGCACCCGGTAGACCTTCGTCTCGTAGGCGCGTTCGTTCGCGAGCGCAGCCTTCGCGGCGGCGCGAATCACGGACAGGACATCCCAGAAGCGAGCGTCCTCACTCTGCCAGCCGCCACCGCGCGTCCATTCGACCGCCTCGCGGTAAGCGCCCTTCGTCAGCAGCACTCGGATGCCGTAGCCGGCTTCGAGCGCAGTCGCGGGACTCAGGTGCAGCAGCTCGCCGTCGCGTTCCGCGTCCTCGGCGGTGTAGGCGTAAATCAGAGGCATGTCTTCGCTCATGGATTGATGGTAACTGAGTTGCCTACTTGTTAGCAACTGAGTTACCATTATGGCTATGACCGAACCGACCCGCATTCTCGTCACAACCAAGGGCGAGACCGGATACCTCCGCACCGAGATCGGCCTCGACCTGCGCGCGCACTACTCCGCGGTCTTCGACCCGGCCCAGGCCGACACCTACACTTCGCAAGCAAGCGCCGAGCGCTTCGCCCGCCTCGCCGCCCGCCGCTTCGACAGCGTCGAGATCGAGCCAGCCCCGTGAACCTCCGCCCCGGCCACCCCATCCGCTACCAAGGCCGCATCGGCAACATCACCGAAGTCGGCACCCTGCGCCGCGATGCACAGGGCCGACCCTGGCAGTCGCTCACCGTGACCACCTATGCAGGCAGCTGGATCATCGCCAGCGACCACCCCGACCTGGAGGTGCTGGGCCAGTGACCACCATCATCAAGGGGCAGCCCACCTCCGCCGAGGTCCGCGAGACCCTCGCCGCCGAGAGTCGCACCGTCCTGGTCGCGTTCTCCGGCGGGAAGGATGCGATCGCCGCCGAGCTCGCCCTTCAGGACGCGGGCATCGACACCGTCCTGGCGTACATGTACTACATCCCCGGCCGCGAACCCGGCCGCACCCTCGACTTCGTGGAGCGCGGCCTCGTCGACCTCGAGCAGCGCCTCGGCAAGCCAATCCACCGCTACCCGCACCCGTCGTTCTACCGGTGGCTGAACAACTTCGTCTTCCAGCCGCCCGAGCGGTGCGAGGTCATCGAAGCCGCGAACTTCCCCACCCCCGACTATGCCGTCATGTGGCAGCTCATCCGCAAGGACCTGGGCCTCCCCGCCGACACCTGGGTCGCCGATGGCGTCCGCGCCGCCGACAGCATCGTCCGCCGCGCCTCGTTCACCCGCCATGGCGTCATGAAGCCGAAGGACCGCAAGGTCTCCCCCGTCGCAGACTGGGTCAAGGCCGAGGTCATGGGCCGCATCGCCGCCGCCGGCATCACCCTCCCCGTCGACTACCAGTGGTTCGGCCGCTCGTTCGATGGCATCGACCACCGCTTCCTCAAGCCCATCAGCGAGCACGCCCCCGAAGACTTCCAGCGAATCCTCGACTGGTTCCCCCTCGCCGACCTCGAACTCTTCCGAGCGGAGATGACCGCATGACCCGCGACTCGTCCGGCCTCACCGGCCCCCGCCGAGGCGGCAACACCTCGCGCAGCTCCCGCGGCCTCGGCCGCCGCCCGAAATACACCCTCGAGCCCGACCCGCTTCGCGACGTCGAGTACACCAACAACCTCGCTCAGGACGCCGCCACCGAGATCACCGCGCTCGAGCAGGGCTACCGCGACCGCGCCAAGGCCGAAGCCGACCGCTTCAAGCGCGCCACCGACTCCGAGTTCTGGTTCGCCGTCTGCTTCGACTCCCGCGAGGAGAAGGAACGCTTCCTCCAGCGCGCCGGCCTCATGGACATCGGCGACAAGTACCTCGACGGCCGCGAGGTCGCAGACCGCCTCGCCGTCGACCTCGACTGACCCGCGCGGCGCCGACCGATCAACCACCGGTCAAGCAAACCGCTCCCAGGATTCTGCGCGCTGCGGCCCCTCTCGCCCTCACCGGTCAACCACCGGTCAACGAAGCGAGGGAGGGAGGTGAACCATGCGTAACGCCATCTCCAGCGCCGTCGCGCGAGCCCGAGCCGGCATCGCCCGAGCCCTCCGCCCCCGCCGCGCCGCCGCCGCATCCTCCGCCCGCACCTCCGGCAGCTGACACCCCCAGGGAGAGCCATGCGCCAGTCCATCCAGCAGTACATCCGAGGCGGCATCACCTCCGCCGAGGGCTTCGCGAACCTCATGGGCGGCACGGGGTTCTCCGGCCGCCGCCGACGAGCCGCATCCGCCCGATCAGCACGCACCAGCGGCAGCTGAGTAATTCCGCACAGCAGCGGACCCCCGGGGATCGACACACCGTCTCCCCGGGGGTTCGTCACGCCCCGGCCAGGCGCCGACGGCACACCCCCTGACCCGCCAGGTGCGGGCCGCGAGAGGAACACCCCATGGGGAATGAAACCAACCGCCGCGCGACCGCCGCCGAGAAGCGCAAGAAAGCCCTCGAGCTCCGACGCGCCGGATGGTCCTTCGACGACATCGCCGAAGAGGTCGGCTACGCGAATAAGGGCGGCGCCTACAAAGCCGTCAAGCAGGGCATCGCCGACATCACCCGCGAGTCCGCGACCGAGCTGATCGAGCTGGAGCTCTCACGCCTCGACGACCTCCTCGCCGGGCTCTACGAGAACGCCCGCAACGGTGACCTGTTCGCCGTCGACCGCGCGCTCAAGATCGCCGACCAGCGCGCCAAGTTCCTCGGCCTGTACGAGCACAAGACGGACGACACCTCCTCCGAGGTTCGCGCCGCGCTCACCGGCTTCAAGGAGGGCCTGCGTGGTCTCTTCGGTGCCGACGACACGTACGGGCAGGTGACTGATGGCGACCCGAGCCCCGAAGACGTTCCAGGCGACGGCGAGCCTCGGCCGTAACCAGGTCCGGTCCCTGAACGCGTGCCTTCTCCCCGGCGCGACGTTCAACCTCTGGGAGGGCTCGATCCGCGCGGGGAAGACGTACGTCTCCGTGCTCGCCTTCCTCATGGCCGTCGCGTCCCTCGACGACAGCGCCGCCGCGGGTGGTCAGCTCGTCGTCATCGGGAAGAACCTCGGCTCGATCTACCGCAACTTCTTCCGCACGATCGAGGACTCCCCCGGGCTCCGCGCGTTCCGCGGCGCAGTGACGTACCGGCAGAACGCGCCGACCGCTCACATCTTCGGCCGCGAGGTGCAGGTCATCGGCGTCAACGACGGCCGCGCCGAGTCGAAGATCCGAGGCATGACGATCCTCTACGTCTACGTCGACGAGGCCACCGTCATCGACGAGACGGCTTTCAAACAGACGCTGAACCGCATGTCGCTCGACGACTCGAAGATGTTCGCCACCACGAACCCCGACTCGCCGGCTCACTGGCTGAAGGTCGACTTCATCGACCAGATGCGACGCCTCCACGACTGGCGCCGATACCACTTCATGATGGACGACAACCCGTCCCTCTCCGCCGCGGTGAAGCTCCGCCTGCAGTCGCAGTACGTGGGCCTATGGTTCCGCCGCATGATCCTCGGCGAATGGGTGTCCGCCGATGGCGCGATCTACGGCATGTGGGACCCCGCCCGCCACGTCCGCCCCTGGACGCAGCTCCCGCAGATGCGGCGCCTGTTCGGCGTCGGCGTCGACTTCGGCACGAACAACCCGTCAACGGGCCTGCTCCTGGGCCTGTCCCGCGAGCGCCGCCGCGACGGTGGCTACGGCTCCCGCCTGTGGCTCGTCGACGAGTGGCGTCACGACACCCGCGGTCAGGAGACGTCGCAACTGTCCCCGTCGCAGCAGGCGGGCCTTTTCGCCCGGTGGCTGGACCAGCCGCACACGCCGTACGACACCGCCCTCCGCCCCGAGTTTGTGATCGTCGACCCGGCCGCGCTGCACTTCGCACGCGAGCTGAACCTGATCGGCGTCCCCACATCGGGCGGGCTCAACAACGTCTCGTACGGCATCGCCACTCAGGCCTCACTCCTGTCGGAGGATCACCTCGTCGTGTCGGACCACTGCCCCGGCTTCATCGCCGAGGCACCGGGCTACTCGTGGGACGCGAAAGCCGCACGCCTTGGGAAGGACGAGCCGGTCAAGGTCAACGACCACTCGCTGGACGGCGGCCGGTACGCGATCGCCACGCTCGAGAACATGTGGCGACCCCTCATCGACTGGCCGACGGAGCTACCCCTGGCCGCGTGACGGGTGGGCTTTCTTCGCAGCCTCGACTCGTCGACGCGCCTCCCGGCCAGTCAGGATGCTCCCGACCAAAGACCACGTCATCACTCCCACTGCCACCGACGAGATGAGCGTGCTCCACAGGAGAGGGAAAGGCGGAATCGCGGGAGGCGCGATGAGCATGGCAATGACGAGACCCGTTGCCATCACGGCGCCTCCCGCGACGCCGAATCCCCAAGCCGGGATCTTCTTCCAGAGCCTCGGGCCAGACAGTTTCACTGAGACGCGCTGCGCGAGCACGTCACGGGCGGCGGAGAAAGTCGCGAGGACCTCGGAGTCCTTCGGTAGCTTCTCGATGACGTCGTTCATCGCTTTGAGCCGGCGCAGTGACGCGGTCTCGCCTCGGGTGTTGTAGATCGCGACGGCGATAGCACCCAACCCTGCCACGACGGGAACGGCCAGTACACCCCAGTCGAAGCCGTCGGACGGTTGCCCCTGGGCGGCCGTAGCGAGCAGGTCGATCAACTGAGGTTCCCGTCAGCGGTGCACTGCTCACGGATCTTCTCGAACCGGTCACTCATGCTGCTGTACGCCTCGGTCCGGTCATCGGTCGCGCTCGAGGCGACGAACGACGACATGTCCCGCTGGATGCCGGTCAGCTGCGTCTTCATCCAGTCCGGCGCCGTCGACGTCGCAGCGGTGACCACGTCGAGCACGACCACACGCTCCTGGATCACGGCCGAGTCTGCGCGGCCGGGTGTCTGCGCCAGCCGCTCGAACTTGTCCCACGCGTTGATCGTCGACGTGCACGGCTCCGCGGCCGTCTTCGCCTCACCAGCGGAGCACCCCGCGAGGGCGAGCATGGCGACCAGGGTCACGACAGCAGCAGATCGACGCATCCGCCGATCGTATCGACATGCGACCGGCGGATGCGCTGCACTCATACCTCGAGCTTGTTGCGCAGCAGATCCAGCAAGCGCGAGATGCTGCCGACGTGGTCCTCGGTGTGCCGCTCCCACGAGTTGCCCTCGAAGCGGATGGGATCGTCGACGCCCGCGAAGGTCGCGTCAACCGTGAGGTTCCCAGGCCAGCCGAGTTTCGCCGATCCCTTCACATCGAAACGCATGCTGGCCGATACCGAGATCGTCGTTACCGCGTTGATCGGAACCACACGAACCGGCACGTGCTCATTTCCCTCCGCGTTCTGTATGTGAGCTGTCATGACGGCCGACTCCGTGACGAGCACGACATTTGCGGACTCGCCGTCCCCGACAGCGCTCGCGAACACGATGTCCTGCTCCCCGGTCAGCACCGTGAGCGTGCTTAGCAATCGCGCGTACCAGGGATAGAACGTCTCGTCGTCCGCCATCACGAACATCTCGTCGTTGCCGTCCGGCCGCAAGGCGTAGTCCAGGACGCGCACTCGTTCGTTTTCTCTCTCCGTGAAGCCCATTAGCTTCCCCCCCTCTGTTGGTTCGCCCGACGTTACTTCCCGGCACAAGGTCGGGTCGACCCCGCGACGGGGTTCCTCCGTGGTGGAGGTGGGCCACGTGCCCCGAGAACAGGTCACCCGCAACCAGAGCTGCACCGCGCCTGCGACGCCTCCTACGGAAAGATGCTTAGTTCTCGTTCGGGGCCGGCTCGTCGGGCGCTGAGCTTGTTTCGAATGCCGAATTCTTCGAGTTCTGCTCCAGCATCGCCATGGCGAGCCTTGTCATCTCACCCGCTCGCTGCGTATATGTCCGGGCAACGCCCGGCGACGGCGCAACCTCGCCATGCGCGACGTCGTCCCGCAACTTGCGGAGACTTTCAACCGTCTCAATGAAAGAGGGAGGAGCAACTGCCGCAAGCTGCCGCACGACGAGAGCGGGACGCCGTGTAGGACGACCTCGCCCGCGCGTGGCGACGTTGAGCTCCACCAGGACATCGAAAAGACGCTGCCAGGCCTTGATGATGGCCCCTGAGGGGTCTTTCGCGGCCAGGAAACTGCTGGAAGCGTGCAGCGTTCGCGCGGCGCGCAGAATCGCCTCGCGAGCCTCCGGAGACATTGTCGCCGTCTTCCAAGGAGACGGGGTTGTAACGCGAGCGTGGTCGCCTACCTCGGCTGGCCGGTCGCGCATCTCCTCGAGTGTTTCCGTGGACGACTCCAGTGGCGTCGTTACGCCGGATGGGTCATCGCCCCGCGACAGCACGGCTTCGTCGATTGCCTGGTCGGCGGAAGATTCCATTTCTTTCATCTCTTGATGGAACTCAACGTCCATCCCGAGTCCTTTGGCGTTCTTCACACGCCCCAAAAGCTTCTTCAACGGGTCCAAAAGAAGCAGGACCGCTACCAGGAGCATTACCGGCCAGTTCAGAACGGCCGTCACCAACGCCACTCCGACGGCGGCGTTCTGCTTCAAAACCTCGACGATGAACTCTTTAATCCCCACGGGCTCAGCATTGCAGACCAGCGTGACCCGTTCGACCAGGGAGGGGCGTTCACACGGCACCTCCGGCCGTGAAGGACGCTCACGAAGCCGCTTGCTTTCCGGCCAGGCGCACCTGCGCCCCTCCCCACACTCCACCGACGATCCCCGAAGGGAGTCCCCATGCCGCTCCCGGACACGAACGTCGTGTGGCCGCCGAAGCCGTTTACCGACTTCTTCCAGCAGCTGGAGATCTACGACGGCTGGTACGCCGGCGACATCGACCGCCTTGCGTCCTCGTACCGACACACCCCGATCACCCACCGCGCCCAGTACAACGGCGGCCTCGTCGGCGCGGCCACCCGCGCATGGCTCGGCAAGCCCCCGTCCAACGGCGAGGCCCGCGCCCGCCTGCACATCCCCCTCGCCGCCGACATCGCCACCCTCTCCGCCGACTATCTGTTCGGCGAGGCGCCCCGCGTCGTCTTCCCCGGCGAACGGTCTGAGAACGGCGACTCCGAGCGCGACGCGATCCAGGAGCGCGCCGAGAAGGTCATCAACACCGCCCGCTTCCACTCCATGCTGCTCGAGTCCGGTGAGGTCGCCGCAGCGCTCGGCGGCGCGTACCTCCGTCTCGTGTGGGACGCCAGCCGCCTCAAGACCGTCCGCGCGGAGGCCGTTCACGCCGATGCCGCGATCCCCACGTTCCGATTCGGCGACCTCGAAGAGGTCACCTTCTGGACCGAGCTCACCAAGGGCACCGACGACCCGATCGTGTACCGCCACCTCGAGAACCACCGACCCGGCGTCATCGAGCACGGACTGTACGCGGGCACCGAGGATCGTCTCGGCCAGCGTGTCCCCTTCGACAATCGCCCCGAGACGGCATGGCTCGCCGCCCCCGGCGTCGTCAACGAGAACTCGGAGATCGTCACCGGCGTCGACGGGCTCACCGCCGCGTACGTGCCGAACATGCGCCCCAACGCTCAGTTCCGCCGAACCCCAATCCTGTCGATGCTCGGCCAGTCCGACTACGCCCAGATCACGCAGCTCTTCGACGCCGTCGACGAGGTCTGGTCATCGTGGATGCGGGACGTCCGCATCGCGAAGGCCCGCATCGTGGTAGCCCAGCAGTACCTGCAGTCGGGCGGCTTCGGCCAGGGCGCGTCCTTCGACTACGACCGCGAGGTCTACGAAGGGATGAGCGTCGTCACCGGCCCGAACGGTCAGGACTTCGGCTTCCATGCGCACCAGTTCGCGATCCGCACCCAGGAGCACTCCGAGACGGTGCGCGAGCTCCGCGACCAGGCCATGCGCTCCGCAGGGTGGACCCCGGCATCCGCCGGCGGCCAAGGCGACGGCCTCCGCACCGCGACCGAGGTGCACGCCGACGAACGCCTCTCCGAGCGGACCCGAGACAAGAAGTCGAACTACTGGCGGACCCTCGCCCCGTTCTTTCTCACATGGATGCAGCTCGACGCCGCGATCTACGGCCAGAAGGCGCCGCAGGACGAGCCGGAGTTCCGCTTCCCCGCGGAGTCGCAGGTCGACCTCGAGAAGATGGCGCGCACGACGTCGCTGATGCGCGCCGCTGACGCGGTGTCGGTCGAGACCGCCGTGCGGATGCACCACCCCGAGTGGGACGGCACCACGGTGAACACCGAGGTCGGCCGGATCTACAAGGAGAAGGGCATCGGCGTCGCCGCGGACCCCACGAAGGTGACCGGCCTGCCGAGCACCGAGCCGACGGCCGACGACATCGCCCGCATGCGTGCGCGCATGGAAGCCGAGGCCGCCGGCGAGGCGACCGGAGCGGACCAGTGAGCGATCAGTGGTGGTCGTGGGCGCTGACGGCCGTCGGCGTCGCATGCTTCTGGCTGGCCGGTCGCAAGGTGTGGTGGTCCTGGTACGTCGGGCTCGGGGGCCAGGTCACCTGGCTCGCCTATTCGCTCATCACCCAGCAGTGGGGGTTTCTCGTCGGCGTTGTCGTCTACAGCGCGGTCTACGCGCGGAACGCCTACGCGTGGACGCGCGATCGGCACGGCGGCGCGACGCCCGCGGAGGACTGACGCTCAAGGGGGTGACCCGTGGCAGGGTTCACCCCCGAGCACGAGGACTTCCAAGCCCTCGTCTACCGCATCGCCTCCCGCGTATCGGCGACGTTCCAGGACGCAGAGACCCGGCTGCTCGCCGAGATCGCCCGCCGCCTCATCCGCGACCTCCCGGAGCTCCCCGAGCTGGACCGACAGCTGCGCATCGTGCAGGAACTGGAACGGTTCGCCGGGGAGCTCACGGCAGGCCTCACCCCTGACCTGGCCGAGGAGATCATTACCCAGGCGACACGCGAGGGCGCCGCGGCCGTCCTCACCAACCAGCTGCCCCGCATCCCCGCGATCTCCTCGCTCACCGACGCGCACGTGCTCGCCGCCTCGCTCATCGCGTGGGACCTCGGCAATGCCTTCGCCGATGTGAAGGCGCGCATCCTCCGCTACCCGCGCGACGCCATGCGACAGTTCGTCGTCGGCGGCGACGTCTACCAGGACGTGATCGCGGCCAACGCGCCCGCCGTCGCGCTTGGCTCGTCGACGTCGACGGCGCGGAAGGCCGCGCTGCAGGAGTTCCTCGAGCGCGGCGTCACCGGCTTCACGGACATCGCGGGGCGCAACTGGCGCATCGGCACCTACACGGAGATGGCCACGCGCACGGCCGTCGCCCGCGCCTACACCGACGCCGGTGTCTACCGGAACGCACAGCTCGGCATCGACCTGTACTCGATCCTCGGCGGCCGGAACTCGTGCGACAACTGCGCCCAGTGGTTCGGGAAGATCATCGCCTCGTCCGGCCCCACCGGCCGCCGCCTCGTGCCCCACGCCTACGAAGACCGCATGATCGAGGTCGACATCGCCGGAACGCTCGCCGAGTGGCGACAGTCCGGCGCCGGCCACCCGAACTGCACCTGCCGCCCCGTCGGCTACCTCCCCGGCTTCCAGCTGCCCGTCGCCGCCTCCGGTTACGACGCCGCCGCGCACGCTGCGCGCGACCGCCTCCGGGAGCTCGAGGTGCGCGAGCGCGATGCGAAGCGGAAGTACGAGATCGCCGTCGCCGCAGGTGACAGCCAGAAGGCGCTCCGCGAGCAGCGTCGAATCCTCGTTATTCAGGCAGAGACCCGCGAGCACGTCAAGGAGACCGGCCAGCGTCGCCGCTACGAGCGCGCGCAGGTCCGTTTCGCCGACGGCTCGCGATAGACCCCCGCGTCGAGGTGACGCGGCCCACCAAACCCGGCCAGGTGCCGGAGAGGAGAACACCCATGTCCAAGCTCCGCACCCTCGGCGCCCAGTTCCCGCCCGCGTACGACCGCCCCTTCCTGCGGTACTTCGATGGCGACAACGGAGCCTCCGGCGGCACCCCGACGCCGCCGCCCGCGAACACGGACCCCGCCGCGCCCCCGGCACCTCCGGCCGACCCCGCCGCGCCCGCGACGCCGCCCGCGACCGAGGACGCCCCCTGGAAGTCGGAGGACTTCGACTCCGAGCGCGCCTGGAAGAAGATCCAGGCACAGAAAGCCGACCTCGAGGCCGAGCGCGCCAAGCGCGCCCAGGCCGTGAAGGACGCCGAGACCGCCGCCGAGAAGCGCGCGGCCGAGAAGGCCTACAAGGAGATCGGCAAGACCCTCGGCGTCGTGAAGGACGACGACACCCCCACGGTCGAGTCCCTCACGACCGCCCTGCAGGAGCGCGACACCAACCTCACCTCCACCCAGGCCGCACTCGCGGCCCAGCGCGCCGAGAACGCCGTGCTCCGCTACGCGGGCAAGCACAACGGCGACCCCGACGCGCTCCTCGACTCCCGCGACTTCGAGAAGAAGCTCGCGGGCATCGACTCGATCGCAGCCGACTACGCCACCCAGGTGGAGGCACTCGTCAAGGCCGAGGTCGAGTCCAACAGCCGTTACCGGAAGGTCCAGGTGGCCCCCAAGTCGAGTGACGGCGACCCCTCCCCGACCGGCGGATCCCCCGCTGGCGAGAAGTCCATCGACGACATCCGCAAGGACCGTCAGAAGCGCCGCGGCATCGAGCTGTAGGCAGAAAGGGCCACCACCATGGCTAACACCCTCCTCACCACCCAGGCGATCGCCAACCAGGCTCTCGCCACCCTGTACGAGAACACGTTCCTCGGCCCGCTGGTCTACACGGACTACGGCTCGGAGCTGTCGACTCGCAAGCAGGGCGACACCATCAACATCCGCAAGCCCGCGACCTTCACCGCCCAGAAGTTCGACCGCACCCAGGGCATCCAGCTCCAGGACGCGACCGAGGGCAACGTCGCCGTGAAGCTCGACAACATCGCGGACGTGTCGTTCGCCGTGACCGACGAGGACATGAGCCTCAAGATCGGGGACTTCGACACGCAGCTCCTGAGCCCCGCGCTCGAGGCCATCGCGCAGCACGTCGACACCGCCGTGCTGTCCCTGCGCGACCAGGTCACCCAGGTCGCCGGCACCCACGCCGACGCGGTCTCCGAGGGCCAGACCTGGGACCACCCCGAGGTCCTCATCGAGGCCGGTCGCCTGCTCGACCTCAACGCCGTGCCGCTCACCGAGCGCTACGCCGTCGTCGGTCCCACCACGAAGGCCAAGTGGCTCAACAAGGACATCCTGAAGCACGCCGACAAGTCCGGCTCGACCGAGGCGCTCCGCCAGGGCTCGATCGGTCGCGACCTCTTCGGCTTCGAGGCGTACAAGACGAACCTCGTCGGCCAGCCGAAGGCTCCGGGCGCTCAGGTTCCCGGCGACCCCACCACCGAGGTCGGTCTCGCGTTCCACCGCTCGGGCCTCGCGCTCGCGTCGGCGCCGCTCGAGATCCCCACGGGCGCCAACCAGGGCCAGGTGTCGGTCGCGTCCTACCGCGGCCTCTCCGTACGCGTCGCGTACGGCTGGGACATCAAGTACAAGCAGTCGGTCGTCTCGGTCGACTTCCTGTACGGCGTGAAGCTGCTCGACGCCAAGCGCGCCGTGCTGCTCAAGGGCGCCAACAAGACGGCCTGACCGTCGGGGGCGGGCGGCACCTCGTCGCCCGCCCCGCACCCCTCTCGGCTCCAACGCAAGGAGAAGACCCATGAGCCCCAAGTACACGTCCCTCGAGGACGGTCAGGTCATCGTCACCGACGAGCCCCGCCCGGACCTCGACGCCCTCGCGCGGTGGGAGCGAGACGACTCGCCCGCCTCTGCCGAACCGACCGGCATCGTGCCGTCCAGCCCTGGCCCCGTCGCCGGCGAGGTCAACACCAACCCCGAGACCGGCGGCCAGCCGCCCCTCACGTCGACGACCGCCGGTTTCTCGGACCCCGCGAGCATCATCAGCGCCGAGGAAGCACAGCGCCGCGCAACGGCCGCCGCCGCCGAAGGTGCGAACGGAGCAGGCGACGACGGCTCCGCGCAGGCTTCGAGCGACGAGCCCGAGCGCCCCGCGCTCAACGGCTCCACCGAGGACTGGACCGCGTTCGCCAAGCACCCGTCCATCGCCCTCGACATCGAGGACGGCGCTGGCCGCGACGCGATCGTGGCGGCCTACATCGAGAAGTTCGCGCCGAGCGGCAACGCATCGGGCGCGGACTGGAAGGCGTACGCCGACAAGCACGGCGTCAGCGTCGACGAGAAGGACGGCCGCGACAAGATCCGCGCCGCCGTCGTGGAAGCCGGCTGGGCCAAGGCCTGACCGCTGACGGGCCGGGGCCGCCACAAGCGCGCCCCGGCCCACCTCACGAAGGAGATACCCCCATGCCGTACAGCATCACCCTCCCGACCGCCGCGGCCTCCGCAGGCGAGCGCATCATCGGCGGCCTCTCGTTCGTCGATGGCGTTGCCACGCTCGACGAGGTCGGCCAGAACCGCCGCACCTACTTCGAGTCGATGGGAGCCAACGTCGAGGACACCAGCGTCCCCGACCCGCAGACGCCCGACGACGTCGCCGCGCTCACGCTCGCGCAGCTGACCCGCCTCGCCGCGGCCCACGGCATCACGCACTCGTCCCGCACCCGTCACCCGCGCCTGGTCACCCTCATCAACGCGCACCTCTTCCCCGAGGGGAGCTGAACGTGTGGTTCCCCTTCCTCGACGTTGAGGACCTCAGCTCCGATCTCGCCGCCGCGTTCGACGACGCTGCTCAGTCCATCCGGGCCGCGTCCTACCGCGTCCTCGACGAGCTCCGCACGGCATCCTTCGACGTCCACACCTTCGGCGCCGATGAGGGCAAGCCCGTCGAGGCCGCTGTCACCGACGCGATCAAGGACGCCACGCTCGCGCAGCTGTCGTTTTGGGCAGAGACGGGCGACGAAAGCGGAGCCGGCTCGCAGAACGGCGGCGGTTCGATCCTCTCCGTTTCCCTCCCCGGCGGGTCCGGCACGACGTCGGTCGCCGCGAAGCAAGAGGCGCGCATCGCTCCGGCCGTCACCGACATCCTGCGCTCGGCACCGGGCCTCCGCTGGGGAGTGGGCTACTGATGGTCCGCCTTCCCGCGCGGATGATGCCGCACAAGCGCATGATCTCGTACCGCCCGAAGACCGGTGAGGGCACGTATGGCCCGGTCTACGGCGACGAGGTCGTGTGCGAGCGAGGAGCGATCAGCGACAAGCGTCGATTCGTCCGCGACCGCGACGGCAACCAGGTCATCTCGGAGTCTCGCATCGCCCTCGACCTGCCCGACCACGACGTGCCCGAAGGATCCCTCGTCACCATCTGGCGCGGCACCCCTCAGGAGCGCGAGACGACCGCGATCGTGACGTCCGTCGCCGACTGGCCGCGTCTGCCCCGCTTCATCGAGATCTCGCTCGCATAGGAGGCACCGTGCCCGTCCAGTGGAACGACCCCTACATGGCGTTGCTCAACGCCGCCGCGCGAGGTCTGAACAAGGGCGCCACAGCCCTCATGGCGGAGTCGCAAGCCCGCGTCCCCGTCGACAGCACCGACCTGGGGAACAGCGCGGCCACGCACGACGCCACACCATCGAACCTCGAGTCGGCCGTGACCTACGACACCGCCTACGCGGTGATCCAGCACGAACGACTCGACTTCCACCACCCCACCGACCATAACCCCGGCGCACAGGCCAAGTACCTCGAGGGTCCCGCCGTCGAGCTGCGGGACAAGATCGGGGCCGTCGTCGGCGCCGAGATCCGCCGCGAGATGGGGTGACGGGATGCCCTCACACTTCGCTCCGGTCCTCGACGGCTTCGCCCGGTTCCTCGCCGCCAACGACATGGGCCAGTACAGCGCGGACGGTGTCTTCCCAAAGAACGCGCGCGGCATCACCGTCTCGGCCTTCCCGGAGACGCCGCAAGAGGTCGTCGCGCTCACGCTCTACCTCCCCGAATTCACGCGCACCTCGCCCACCGCCGAGCGGCAGCTCACGGCCGCGAGCATCCAGATCAAGTACCGACTGCTCGGGCACCCGCTCAACGGCGTCGAGTACTTCGACCAGCTCAAGGACCTGCTCGACGACAAGCACATCGACCTCGGCTCGACTCGCGCGCACACCGAGTTCCAGTCGTACACCCCCCTCGGACAGGTGAACAACGCCGCCTGGGTCTTCTCGACCAACTGGCGCATCACCTCCCTCCGGGCCCTCTGACTCCCGGCCCTCGGGACGCCGCCAGGTGCGGCACACCACACGCCCCGCGACCGCCCGGTCCGGGGCTTTCGTCGTCCAGGAAGGACACCCCACCATGACCGAATTCGCGGACGTGGCGCCCACCGAGGGCACCATCGCTCAGTCGTACGAGTACATCTTCGACATCGCCAAGAAGCCCACCGGCAGCACGGAACCGACGTGGATCAACGTGCCCGACATCACCGCACTCAACCCCCAGTTCCCCGCCCAGCTGCAGGCCATCACGACCTACGCGCACAAGGGTCAGGAGCGCCAGAGCAAGATCGGCTCCGGCTTCTCGCTCGGCTTCAACATCCTCAAGATCCGCGACAACACGGGCGAGTTCCAGGCCGAGTGGCTGCTCCTGAAGGAAGCGGCCGACGGCATCGGCGGCGACAACGAGCTGCTCTTCCGGTACTACGACGCGCTCGGCGCATCCGACGCCTACCAGGGCACCGCTCTGGTCCAGCGCGACGGCCGCCCCGAGACCGGCGCGCAGGGCCCCGGCTGGGATGCCTTCACGATGACCGGCGCTGGCGACGTCAAGCCGATCGCCAACCCGACCGCCTCCTGAGGCAACGGGGCGGCCCGCACGCGTGGGCCGCCCCTCCCAATCCCCCAACCGCACACCACCTCACCCAAGGAGCACCCATGACCACCAAGGCCTACGAGCGTGGCCGCGCCCTCATCGTCGACTTCGGCGACGAGCACGAGACCGGCTTCCAGCGCGTCACCATCCGCCCCATCAGCGCGAAGCTCGGCGCCTCGCTCTACGCACTCTGGGCGGGTATCGCCTTCGGCCAATCCGCACAGCCTGAGATCGACGCGACCTCCATGGGGAAGCTCGCAATCGGCACCGAGAACTGGGACCTCATCGAAGACGAACTGCGCTGGCAGGAATCCCAGGACCTCATCCACGCCGCCTTCTTCTGGAACGTGCAGGGCGGCGGCATCGACCTCGTCAACACCATGCTCGAGCAGAACGGCGCGACCGGTGGCTACCCAAAAGCGCAGGAGCTCCTGGTGGGTCGCAACGGTCACTCGGAAGCTTTCGGACTGTTGAAGACATTGCTCAATTCGGCCGAGGCCGACGAGACCCCGTCACCGGACGCTACGAGCGCTACGAGTACCCCGCCTGGTTCCGCGATCTGATCCAGGCGCAGCGGTCCCCCGGCGCGCAGTCCAAGAAGCCCGCCGCCGACGACAAGCCGCAGGCGAAAACCGTCAGCGAGCGCACGTTCTGGACCGTCGTCTACCGCCACTGGGACCGCTACACGCTCCAGGACCTGCGCGAGTACTTCCAGATCGACGCGTATGACGACAGCCCCGACATGGACCGCCCTTGGCGGTGGCTCCGAGGCTTCATCCTCGCCCTCGCCGACATCCCCGAATCGCGCATCGCGAGAGCGCTCGAACAGTGAGGTAACCGATGTCGTTCAACGCCGCCGAGCTCGTCGCCACGATCCGTCTCGACGGCGCGGAGAAGGTCGGCCGGGACCTCTCGAACGTCCGCGGCCGACTCAACGACACCGACTCCGCGATCTCGAAGGTCAAGGCCGCGGGCAAGGCCGCATTCGATAACACCGCCGTCGGCATCGGCACCGCGGCCACGGCCGTCACGGTCCTCACCGCCAGCCTGTTCTCCGCCGGCGTCGGCTACAACCAGCTGCAGCAGACCTCGCGCGCCGCGCTCCGCACGCTGCTCGGCGGGGCGGAAGCCGCCAACGCCCAGATGGACAAGCTCGACGCGTTCGCGCGTACGAGCCCCTTCTCGAAGTCGACGTTCATCTCCGCTCAGCAGCAGCTCATCGGCTTCGGTTTCGAGGCACAGAAGGTCATCCCGATCCTCTCCGCCGTGCAGGACTCGGTGGCGGCCGTCGGCGGCTCGAACAACCAGATCGCCGAGATCGTCTCCATCCTGGCCAAGATCCGCTCCTCCGGGAAGATCGCCGCCGAAGACCTCAACATGCTCGGCGAGCGAGGACTCGACGCCGCCACGCTCCTCGGGCAGGGCTTCGGCAAGAGCGCCGCCGAGATCCGAGAGAGCATCACTAAGGGCACGCTCAACGCGGGCGAGGCCATCGACGTTCTCGTGGCCCAGATGGGTACGAAGTTCGCCGGCGCCGCCTCGAACGTCAAGGAGACCTTCTCGGGCACCACGGACCGCATCAAGGCCGCCTCGCGCGACATCGGTGCAGCCCTCGCCGAGCCGTTCGTCTCGAAGAACGGCGGCGGTCTCGCAGTCGTCTGGGGGAACCAGGTCGCAGACGTGCTCCGCGCCGTGGAGTCCCACGTGCAGCCGGTCGTCTCGATCTTCATGAACCGGGCGACCCCGGCCGTCAATGGCATCACCGATGCACTCGACCGCGCCCGCGTGCAGGTCCGCGCATGGGACTCTTCGCGCATCGAGGAGGGCCTCGACAAGATCGGCGACAACGCACCTGCCATCGCGGCGGTCGCGGGCGCCATCATCGGCGTCAACAGCGGCATCCTCCGCGGCCTGCCGATCGTCGGCGCGTTCATCCCGGCCATCAGCCCGCTCGCGGGCGTGCTGACAGGCATCGCCCTGGCCTCGCCGGAGGTGCGGGGAGCGCTCGGCGACCTTCTCGGCGAGATGCAGCCGTTGGTGCCCGTCGCGGTCGAGCTGGCTGGCGTGGTCTCGAACGGCCTGAACTTCGCCCTCCCGATCGCCGCCGACGCCATCCGCCTCGTCACGGCCGTCGCGGGTCCCCTGGTCGACATCGTCGGCGCGATTCCCGCTCCCGTGCTGGCCACCGTCCTCGCAACCGTCGCTTTCGGCACCGCCCTGCGGCAGAACGCCCCGTTTATCCAGACGTTCGTCGATGGCGTGCGACGCATCGGCGATCAGATTGCGGTGCAGGCCGCTCTTGCCGCCATGGATGGCAACACGTCTCGCTTCGCCGGCACCCTCGGCTTCGCGAGCGCGCAGGTGACGGGCCTCGGGAACAGCCTCAAAGCCGCGTTCATCTCGAACCCTGTCGGTCTGATCATCCTCGGGCTCTCCACGGCCGCCGCGATCCTCACCGCCGCGTTCACCGCGCAGGCAGAAGCCGCGCAAGCGAACCGCGAGCAGATCGACTCCTACCGAGACACACTCGACCAGGCAACCGGCGCAGTACTCCGCGCGACCCGCGCCGAGGTCGAGAAGACCCTCGCGGAAAAGGGCGCGTTCGAGGCGGGCGAGAAGCTGGGCCTGAGCCGCCAGACGCTGATCGACGCCGTCTTCGGTGAGCAGAAGGCTCTCGACGCCGTGAAGCAGGCGTACATCGAGAACGCCGGCGCCACGGGTGAGTACTCGACGGCGAAGGGCGATCTGCGGACGGAGGCGGGCCTGGTCAACACCGTCATCAAGGAGCAGAAGGGTCTACTGGACGAGGCCGGGCAGGCCACCCGGAACGATGCGCAGGCGAAGCGCGACGCGGCAGCCGCCTCTTCGGAGCTCGAGCGCTCGAACTCTCGGATGAACGAGGCGCTGGCCATCGCCCGCGACGTCAGCCGAGACGCCACCGAGCGTGTCAAGGCGCTGAAGCTCGCGCTCGACGAGCTCAAGGGCGGCGCCAAGTCGCAGGCCGAGGTGACGCGCAACCTAAACGAGCAGACCGACCGACTCCGCGAGGTGTTCCTCGCGACGAACGACGCCGGCGAGAAACTCGCAGGAGGTCTCGTCAACGGGGCGGGTCAGATCGACACCACCACCGCGGCGGGCCGCGCACTGTTCGACGAGGTCGGCCGTCTCAACGATCAGATGCTCGATGCGATCCTCATCGCGGACAAAGACGCGAAAGCTCGCGGCGAGTCCGGCGTCTCAATGGAGACGGCACGTGAGATCGCCGGTCGCTACCAGGGCACCCTGCGTGACCTGGCATCGCAGGCTGGGCTCTCCGACGAACAGATGAACGGTCTCATCACGACCATGCTGTCCACGCCCGAAGTCGTCGCCTACGCGGTGACGGACGATGGCACGATCGACGCGAACAAGTTGCGCGTGCTCGACCTGGCGACGCAGATCCTGGCGACGCCAGACAAGCAGTTCGCGATTCGTAACGAGGACATGCCCTACCTCATGGAGGCGCTGCGGTCGCTCGGCGTCAAGATCGAGACTCTCCCGGATGGGAGCGTGTCGGTCAAGAAGGACGACGTCAGCTTCGTCAACGTCGAGAGCGAGCTGAACCGCATCGCGCGCGAGCGCACGGCATCCATCCGTGCACTCGTCGAGACCGTCGGCATCGGCGGCGTCCCCGTGAACCAGCCGCCCGCCGCGATCCAGAAGAGAGCCGGGGGCGGCCCGGTCTGGGGCGCAGGCACCAGCACCTCGGACTCGATTCCCGCGCTCCTGTCGAACGACGAGCACGTGTGGACGGCATCCGAGGTACGTGCCTACGGCGGACACGGGGCCCTTATGCAGCTGCGCGCGGCTGTACGAGCGGGCCAGTTCCAGATACCGGCGTTCCGCGACGGCGGGGCCGTACGTGTGCGCTCCGAGCTGCTGCCACCGAGCGAGCCCATCCGGCTCCGTGCGGCGGTCTCGGCGCCGCAGATGTACTCGACCGATCCGACGGCCGCGGGCGACCGCACCGTCTTCCACACGGAGTTCTCGGGACCGATGTACTCCTACGACCCCACCGACCTCATGCGCCGAGCTGAGGACGAGAAGTGGAAGGCACTCGCAGTCGCGGGCCTCCTAGGAAAGGACTAACCCCGCATGTACCCGATCCTCATCTCCGCACCGGCCTCCGCCGGAGAAGTGATCGGGGCTTCGCGGAATCAGCCGATCGCAAGCCGCTGGATCGGCCACGACGGTTCGGAGTGGGACCTTACGCAGATCGACGGGCCCTTGCTCGTGCAGAACGGCGTGATCGGCCTTCACGATCCCGATTTCGAACGGTTCATCGACGAGTCCAGCAACCTCCCGGGCCACCGCCTGCGCGGCGTGCGCGCGCGGGCCCGGGAGGTCTTCTGGCCGCTGCTGTTCCAATCCGACTCGGTCGCCCAGTGGGCTGACACGTGGTCGGACTTCTGGCGGTCCATCCACCCCGTGAAGCAGGGAACGTGGCGCGTCGGCACAGGCGACGCGGCTCGCGAACTGCGGCTCACCGGCGTCTACGACGCGAAGTACTCGATGCGCCACGACCCCTTCACCCTCGGCTGGGCGACCATCGGCACACAGCTCGAGGCCGCTCAACCGTTCTGGCAGGGCCGCCCCATCACCCGCGGACCTTGGACGAACGCCGCGAGCCGGCCGTTCTTCCCCGGGCCGCCGTTCCGGCTGTCCTCGTCGAAGACCCTCGCGAAGGCGTCCATCCCGAACCCGGGCGACGTCGACACGTGGCTCACCTGGCGGGCAGTCGGTCCGTTCTCAGCGCTGAACCTCGGCGTCGGCGGATCGTCCATCGTCGTCCCCTTCGACCTGCTGGAGGGCGACGTGCTGGAAATCGACATGGACCCGCGCAGCCAGTTCGCACGGCTGAACGGGGAGGATGCGACGGAGGCCCTCGGCTTCCAGGAGTTCGCCGCGGTGCAACCCGGGGAGTCCGTTCCCCTCGCCATCGAGGCAACAGGCGCCGGGTCCGTCGCCGCTTCGCTAACGCCGCTCTACTTCCGGGCCTTCGGATGACCCCGGCATTCCTCGTCCATGACAACGGTCATGCCTTCCGCGGCACCGTCACCCCAGCTGAGTTCACGACACGACTCCTGTTCAACGACGCCTCGGTCTGCCGCTTCAAGATCGCCGACGACGACCGAATGCTCGCGAAGCTCGTCCCGGGCGAGTCCCGCGTCCAGTTCCGCTTCGACGGCGACGTGCGCATGGAGGGGCCGGTCGTCGAGCGCACCGGCACAGGTCCTCGCGGCGCGGTCACAGTGACCGTTCTCGACGACTTCGGTCAGCTCGACGAGATTCTGGGCTGGCCGAACCCAACCTCGGGCCTCGACGCCCAGACGTCCGAGTACGCGCGCTACAGCGGACCCCTCGAGACCGTCGTGAAGAACCCGATCTCGGCGAACGCGGCCCGCCTAGGCCTCCCGTGGGACGTGGCACCGGATCAAGGCCGCGGCGACGACACGAGCGTCGACCTTCGATTCCACACGCTCTACGACAAGCTCGTCCCCCTCCTGAAGGCCCAGCGTCGAATGCTGACGGTCCGCAGGGCCGAGAACCGTTTCGTCGTCGACCTCCGCGATGGGAAGACCTTCCCACGCCCGCTCACCCGAGCTTCCGGGCTCATCAGCTCCTACAAGTGGGGGCAGAAGCGCGGCAGCCGCACCCGCGCCGTCGCCGGCGGCCAGGGAGTCGGCACCGACCGATCGTTCGCGCAGTACGTCGACGGTGCGCTCGAAGCTCGTCAGGGCATCAGTGAGGTGTTCCGCGACTCGCGCGCGACCGAGGACCCGTCCTACCTGCCCGGGCAGGCGAAGGCGACCGTCGAAGAAGGCCGGCCGACGGCGTCCGTCTCCGTCGACCTCGTCGAGTCGAGCTGGTTCCGCTACGGCACCTACGACCTCGGCGACACCGTCCCGATCGACCTCGGCTTCCTCAGCGTGACGGACGTCATCAGCGAGATCGAGATCAGCCAGACCATCCGCGAAGGCCTCAAGGTCACCCCCAAGGTCGGGCTTCTCGACTCCTCCCCGGACGCCCGCGTCTACGAACTCCTCCGCCGCCTTCGAGGCAGCGTGCACGACAGCGAGAAGAGGTAATCATGACCATCCAGAGTGTTGGCTACGAAGGCGACATCGACGAGACCGCCTGGGCCGAGATCATCCCCATGATGGGCGGCCACTCCTACGGCGTGAAGGGCGCCAAGGATTGGGCCGCCACCATCGGCACCTCTGACCGATCGATCGTCATCGGGGCCGGTACAGGCTTCGGTTACGGCATCCGCGACGTGAACACCGAACCCGTCACCGTCGCTCTCCCCTCCGTCGCCTCCGGCGTGCGGTGGGACCTCATCTGCGCCAAGCGGAAGTGGGGAACGCCCGCGACGACCTTTACGTCTATCCAGGGCACCAACGAACAGAAAATCCCCACGCGCAAGACGATGCCGGGAGAGGAAGACGACCAGCCCCTCTACCTAGCGAAGGTCGAGGCGGGGAAATCGCAGGTCTCGGACCTGATCGACCTGCGAGTGTGGGGAGGGGACGGCGGCGCAACCGCCCGCCACGCGCTCGCCCTCCAGTACCTCACCCAGCTCGGAACGAGCGTCCTCATCGACGGCGTCGTATGGCGTCGCACTCTCAACTCAGACGGCAACGCCGTGTGGCTGCGCACGCCCATCCAGCGCCAAGGCGGCTGGATCGAAGGCGTCACCGGCGGCGGCATCGCCTACCCGAACTCGGTGACCCACCTGATCGCATGGACGGTCCCCGAAGCCATCCCCGCTGGCGCCATGCTCCACATCGCCGCCGACACCGAGATCTACATCCCCGGGGGCAAGGACTACGCGGGCTACCTGCAGCTGCTCCGCGGCGATGACACGGTCCTTGCACGACGTCGGTGGCACAACCAGGGCAGAAGCCTTCGGTCGATGTTCCCCTCCGTCGAGCTGAACCTGCCCGTCACCCAGGAGATCCCCGCCAACACGCAGTTCAGGTTTTCGACAACCTCGGACCCTCTCAGCTCCGGCGGCGTCGAAGTTTGGAACTCCTACGTCTCGTGGGGGGTGTCGTGATGTCCGACCCGAACTTCACAGAGGCCATGCCTGGCCGGGTCCAGCTCGCCGACGCCATCGGAGGCGTCCACGACCCCAACGCACTCGAAACCGAGGAGGACGACGATGAGCGTTGACGGACGGGCCGCCGCGCGCGCGCTGCTGGCCAACGGCCCCATCCGCGGCGGGTACTGCCTCTATTACGTGTGGCTGGCGTACAAGGCGGTCGGTGCGAGCACGGGCCGAGCAGCGGGGACAGCTCTCGAGGGTTGGAAAAAGTCCGACGGCAAGCACCCAGGCGATCGCAACCCGCCCGCCGGCGTGCCCGTCTGGTTCGGTGCGAAGCCCGGATCGGACGCCGGCGACGTCGTGATCAGCCTCGGCGATGGCCGCGTCGCCGCCACCGACTGGCCCCGCTATGGCGTGGTCGGCAGCTGCACCATCGACGAGCGCCAGCGGCAGATCGGACGCCCCTACCTCGGCTGGTCGGAGCGCATCTTCGACCAGGCCATCGACTACCCCCGTCCCGCGGCGCCCGCCAGCGGAGACCCCGCAACACCGATCCCGAAGGAGTGGGACGAAATGGCAAGCAGAGACGACATCAAGGCCGCGGTGGCGGAAGTACTCGCGGGCTCCAAGCCCAACGACCGCTTCATCGTCGCCTACGCCTCTGAGGGGTTCCGCAACGGGATCATCCTCGCCGGCATGGGCTACTGGCACCCGCTCAGCGGCGAGAAGTGGGAGCACTTCAACTGGCTCAAGAGCGCGCAGGGTCGCACCCTGTTCTCCGGCCTCGAGGTGTTCACCCCGATCAACGACCGGTCGTGGGACATCCTCCGCGAGATCTGCCAGAGCGACGGCGTCATCGAGACCGACGTCGTCGACTACGCCCGCATCGCCGACCTCGTCACGAAGGTCGACGTCGACGAGATCGCCCTGGCCGAACAGCTCACGCCCGCACTCGTCGCGGCCATGAGCGACCATGTCGGCACGCTCAACAACGCCACGATCGACAGCCTCGTCAAGACGCTGCTCGACGAGCAGTCGAAGCGGCTGGCCTCGTGAAGCTGCACGCTCGCGTGAAGCGGGCGTGGGAATCGATTACCGAGCCCCGTCACCTCAAGGCGACCTACTTCGTGTTCTACGGACTGGCGCTGGTGACGGGGTTCGCGACCCTCGTCCGCCCCCCGCAGTCGATCGAAGGTGCCCTCGGCACGTCGACGACCGCACTCTGGGCCGCATTCGTGATCATGGGCGGGTTCGGCGGGATGCTCACCGTGTTCCCTGGCTGGTGGTTCGCGGAACGGCTTTCCATCGTCATGATCTGGCTCGGTGCTGGCATCTACTTCCTCGTCGTGCTCTCCCTGCACATCAACCAGTCCGGGTCTCGCCTCACGCAGATGGGCTGGATCCTGATGGGCGCCGGGCTGTTCTTCGTGCGGTGGATCATCATCCGGCGGTACAGCTTCGAGCCCCGGAGGTGACCCCCTCGTGACCATCGAAGACATCGTGAACCTCGTCATCACGCTCTTTTCCGGTGGTCTGCTCGTGAAGATCCTCGACTGGATCCGCGACGCCCGGAAGGGCCACCTGCAACAGCGCCGAGCCGAGGTCGACGCCGCTATCGCCGAGCGCGACAAGGCACGCTCCGAGCGCGACAAAGCCCTCGCCGACGTCGGCTGGTTCGAGCGCTGGACTCGCATCCTCGAGGAGCACGTGTCGCTGGTGCGCCGCCGTTACATCGACGCGCCCTGCACCGACCCGGGCGACCTCGACCCGTACCCGCCGCGGCCGAGCCGCGACAAGCAGTAACCCAAACCACCCGACCTGAGGAGGTCACCCCGTGAAGATCAAGCTCCGGGCGCAGCTCGCGCTCACCAACCTCGTCAACGCCCGGTGGTGGAAGAACGCCGCCCTGCGCGCGCTCTACTCCGCCGTCGCCATCGCCCTGCCCTACCTCGCCGCTACTCGGCTCGTCGCCGAGGTTACGTGGCTGACCGTGGCATCCGCGGCTGTGCTCGGCGCGGTCGCATCGTTCGCCACCTCGATCGCAGGCCTCCCCGAGGTCGAGGGTGTTGACCTGCCCTGGTGGCTCGCCGCCACCGAGCGCGTCGTCAAGACCTTCTGCCAGGCCCTCGCCGCAGGCCTCGTCGGCGCAGTGCTCATCACCGACGTTCAGTGGCTCATCGTCCTGCAAGCGTCCGCCATGGCCGCGCTGGTCTCCCTCCTGCGTCTCATCCTCGCGACTCTTCCCGCAGATCCCACACCCGTCGCTGCGGTCGCCTATGTCGGTGAATTCGACTCCACAACTGCGACGGCGGCCACCTCAGCCTCAGCACCGGCCGGCCCAACCGAACTCATCCATCGCCCCGCGTAACCCCTGAGAGCGCGCCCGCCTCGTCGCGGGCGCGCTCTCCGCGTTCCACTCCTCACGAAAGGACCCGCCGTGGCCGACATCGTCGGATACTTCCCTGCCACCGCTGCCGTCGACGGCGCGAGCGGAGCGCGATTGCGCTACGCCGAAGCTCAGGTGTATGCCTGGGCCGACACGAACTACAGCACTCCCCTCGCCATCACCGACCTGCAGGGCATCCCGATGGTCGAAAACAAGCTCATCGCGGTCGACGGCGTCTATCCCGATTTCCGGCCCCCTGCCGACGTGCTCCAGGTGCGAGCCAAATCCGGCTCGTTCGTTACACCCATGACGTCTCTCACTGTCTTCGCCCAAGCAGCGCAGGACGGCGCGAAACGCGCGGAACAGGCCGCTCTCGAGGTATCACAGGACGTCGACGAGGCCGCGGCAGTCGCTCAAGTTCTGCGCACCCTGGCTGAGAAGCAGGGCGCTCCCCTCATCGAAGATCCGCTCGAGCCCGGCACGTTCACGATCTTCAACACCGCATCGATCCGAGAAGATCCGGCTGAGCCGGGCACGTTCCTGATGGGAGCCAACGCATGAGCACCAAGCCAATCGGCATAACGGACGACAACAAGCTGCCCGCTCGGGCTCTAGCCGCCATCGCTGCGTCCGCAGAACTTTCCCGCGCGTTTGTGGCAGTGCGCACCGCCGACGGCAAGACACTGCCTGCCGGGACCATCGTCGTCATCACCCTGGACAAGACCCTCGCCCAGGTGACCGCCAGCCCCGTCGCCGACATCGCCGACATCTCCTTCCAGCAGAAGGGAGCCTGACGTGGCCTATATGAAGGATGAGACAGGGCGACGGCTCGACACGTTCACTGCCATCAGTGCGGGCGAGGTCGCGGTACGCGTGAAGAACGAATCGCGTAGCCAGCGAGGTCGCTTCGTGGCTGTGGGTGACTCGATCACAGAAGTCGACTCGTCGCGGTCGAACTTCAAGTGGGGCAATTCGTGGGCGACCTACGCCGCGCTCGCAAGCGCGGGCCGCATGCAGCTCATGTACGTGTGCGCGAAGGGAGGGGCGAACACGAACACCGTTCTTGGGCTGTTTCAGACGGAGGTTGTCGCCGCAGGAATCTCGCACGACCTGCTCATCATCGCGGACGGCACAAACGACGCGACGCCGACTTCGGACACACTGCCGAACAATCTGTGGATGATCGACTGGGAAACTGCTCGCGGTGCTCGCTCCGTTCTCGCGACCATCCCGCCCGCCGGTTCGCAGGCCCTCGGCGCGCCCGCTGACTTCACTCTCACGCCTCTCCCCGGATACGCCGGTGGCACCCTCGCGGCCGGCACGTACTACTACCAGGTGGCGACGCGCGGCCCGCTCGGCAACACAACTGCCAGCGCTGAGAAGTCCGTCACGCTTAATGCGACGGGCGCCGTCAAGGTCAGCTGGACACCTGTCGGGTCTCAGGCCGGCTACCTGGTTTACGGCCGAGGATCGGGAGCCAAAGGCTACGTGTGGATCAGCGGAACGGGTACGAGCCAGCCCACTGCCATCAATCAGTGGATCGATCTTGGCACGGCCGCCGCAACAGGAACACTTCCGGGCTCGGACCTCAGCGCGTCGCCCGCAGTCACGGACGCGGTTCGCTTGAAGATTGCCATGGTCAACGCCGTGAAGCGCAAGCTCGCGAGAGATCGCGGCGTTCCCGTCGTCGATCAGAACGCCATCCTGATCGACTCCGTCACCGGACGGTACAAAAAGAACTACGCCGGCGACGGCACACACCCCGATACGGCCACGCAGAAGCGCATGGGCATCCATATGTTCCAGGCGCTCCGTGCGGCACACGTGCTGCCTATCGGGGAGCCCGAGCTCGTGATGGACCCGATGGACCCTCTGAGCATCCTGCCCCCTATCGACAGCGGCAACGTCAATCAGAACACCACGGGCGGCCTGCTCATGCCGAACGTCGCTGGTGGAACTCGTCCGACAAGCTGGTCCTGGTATGGCTCCACGGCCACGGCCGCGACCACGCTCGCGCTCGACCCGAACGTGGAGGGCTACGCATACACGATCTCGCGTACATCGTGGGACGGTGTCTACAGTGACCTGACGATCAACCGCTCAAAGTGGGCGGTGGGCGACCGGATCTACGTCGCCGTCAAGATCAAGTCCAGTGGCCTCGACGCAATCGATGGTGGCAGCGTCTCCTTCGCTCTGCGCTCTCTCGGCTCGCAGGTCGCGAACATCACGGGGTTCACGATCGCGCGTGATGTCCCGTTGACGGACTTGCCCGGAGGATGGGCCGTCTGGGCTGCGGAAGGTGTGGTGCCTGCCGGTACGACCGACCTGCGCGTCGACTTCAACGTGCAGGGTGAAGGCGCTTCGGCTGCGATCGCGCAGCTGACGGTTCGCAACCTCACGAAGATGGGTCTGGTCTGAGGCCACCATGAAAAATCTCCCCGGTCTTGCTCATGTGAGCGAGGCCGGGGAGATTCGTCGTTCCTGTTGCTACACGTTCAGATCGTGGAGTGGAATTTGTCGGTGCAACCGCAGAATCCGGACGGGGCTATGGCGTTCATATATTCGTCCTCGTACCCACAGAATGGGCGGCGTTGCGGGAGGCGGAGCAGAGCGAGAATGCGGCTGTAGGTGGGGAACACCGAATCCGACCGCGAGTGGGAGCACCTCGGGCACGGTTCGGATCCGTACTCGGTCTGGAGCATGAAATCCACACTCCGGCCGTTGTTTCCCATGCCCGCGAGTCTATTGTGCGCGGGGATGGGGATAGCATGACGCCGTGACCGCCGACACCCGCTCCCTTCAACTGTCCGCCGCCGCGGCCGGCCTGTCGGCCCTCGCCTTCGCATTTCTGCTCATCCCTGACCGGCTTGCCGTGAATATCGCTATTGGCACCGTCGCGCTCGGCATTATCCTTGTGCTCGTCCGCATCGCGCTGACGCCGAAGGGGAGCACCGCCTCTGCCCCGACGCTCGTCCAAATCGGGACAGGTGCGCCGTTCGTGCTCGCCTTCATCCTGTTCCTCGGATGGGGAACACACTGGTGACCACAGTCTGACGCGGGTATGCGTCGCCGGATGGTCGTCAGCTCCGCACACGCGCAAGGGCGCGCGGCGTGGCGTAAGCCTCTTCCGGCCGGTCTCGCACCGCTTCCCCGGCGATGAAGATCAGCACGACGAACGAGGCCATGATGTACGGCCTGCCGGGAGCCGAGAACACCTCGGTGATCGACATCACGCAGAAGATGCCGGCCAAAGCACTCGTGAACAAGCGGGTCTCGAGATGGCCTCGCGCGCGGCACGCAGAGATGATCGCGATGGTGAACGCGGCGACGCCGACGACTCCGAAAGAGACGAGCATCTCAAGGAACAGGTTGTGGGTGGAGTAGTTCAGTTGGATGCCATCGGTGCCGCCACCCCGCACCCAGAATGACGAACCGTATCCGAACCACGGTTGAGCCTCGATAAGGTCCTGCGCGTAGAGCCAAAGCGCGCCGCGCTCGGTGAAGTCGAGGCCGGTCCATCCGAGGAACGTGAACGACGCGGTGGCGACAGCGGCGCCGATGGTGACCGCGGTGACGGCGAACTTGCGTCCCTTCCGCTTCGACCACTGGTAGGCGAGGGTGATGACGACGGCAGCACCCCACGAGTAGGCGGCGGACCGACTGCTGGTCAGGTCGACCAGGATGTAGCTGCTGGCGACGATCGTAAGGAAGCGGAGCGGCGATGACGCGGTGATTAGGCTCACGGCCGCGGTGGCGGCGAGGACGAGTCCGAGAGCGTTGCCGGTCCCGTAGGGGCCGAGCGCCTCGCCCCATACTGAGCACTTGTCGAGGCGGCATGCCCCGATCATCAGTGGGGCGTTCGTGACCACGATGACGGCGAGAGCCGCCAGGCCGAGCGCGGTGCCGACGCGCGCGCCGTCCGTGATGGCTTGAAGGTCGTAGCCGCGGGTCGGGGTGATGATCGCCGGGAGGAACATCAGGAACGACAGCAGGACGATGGGGGAAGGCGTCTGGATTGATTGCGCGGCGAGCAGGCCGAAGGCGAGCAGAAGCCAGAGCCCACTCGCGGGGATGCGCGCTCCCGTCAGCAGGGATCGGGCCACGGCGACGGTGCCGATGATGAGCATTGGTGCGAGGCGGATGGCTACGTCGATATCGGAAGATCCGAGCGAGCCGATAGACGCGATGTTCGCCGCGGGGAACGTGAGCCCTGCGGCGAAGGCAGCAACCGTCCACCAGAACTCGAGCCTTCGCGCAGAAGGGCGGGTCTGCTTTCGTGGCCGCCGCATCGCGAGAATCCACAGCGCCGCGGCGCACAGCAGGGCTATTAGTGCGAGCGACATGCGGTCAGCCTAGCCATCTCCTCGACTGCGTCACTCGTGCGCAGCTTTGGCCTAGCCGACGGACGCCTTGCGCTGACAGACTCGATCGCATGACCGATGAACCGAAGAGGATCACGCTCGATCCCGAAAAGCAGCCCGCCGCGAACATGCTGTTCGAGCAGCTCACCGCCATGCGCAATGACCCCTCGCCCGAGGGACGCGCAAAGTTCGAGGCCGATGTGGCGATCTTTCTCGGGAAAGTCGTGGTTGCGATCAGCGGGCTTGAACTCGAGCTCCGCGAGGCAGAGCGTCGGGTTGCCGAGCTCGAAGCTAACGCGCCGGGCGCGGCCGGAACCGGCACGCACGGGATCAAGTAACGAGGCTCGGACAAAACATGACGCCCCCGGTGTCCCTCTTCGGAGGTGACGCCGGGGGCGTTTCGTCGTTGTCAGACGTGGCGGACGTGCAGCAAGATCCACCCGTCGGGCACTTGCGCCCGCAGCGTTGTCATGTCGGCGGCTTCGACGTCGCGGGCCCCGTCGCGCCGGGAGAACGTCCCCGTCGCGGTGAGTAGCGTCGTCCCACCGGTCATCTTCACCGGCACGTTGATCAGCTCGAACCCGGCCGGCGCCCGCGCCTCAAGCGTCTCCTGCACTTCGGCGAGGGAGTGACCTTCGACGTCGAGGGTAGTGGTCTCGCGGGGGCGGATGGTTCCGATCAGCACCGGACCATCGTACGAGCCTGTGGAAAACTTCCGCCGCCGGATCCTGGTTCGTGCTGGGATGACCGGCATGGATCACATAACCGTCCCCGCCGTCGTCCGTACACCCACCGGGGCCAAGTCGATCATGTTCGAGGTGGATGTCCCGGACGGGTGGGTCATGGTCGAACCGGTCGAGGTCGGTGGCCCCGCTCTCACGGTCGATGCGTACACGTGGGAGCGTCTCGTGTGGGCCAGCGCCCGCCTCGGCGACTAGCGCGGTGTCGGCGGGACGTGCGAGGGCATGCCCTCTGCCGCCCGGCGCTCAGGCACCAAAGGGCGTACGGTCACGGCATTGCGCCACACGACCGGCTGCCAGTGTCCGCCATCGCACGGCACCTCGAGCACGACGACCCGGTCGTTCGCGCCGACCGCCCACGCTTCGACGCGCTCGGCGGCACGGTTGGGCCACTGCACCCACGCCCACACGGGACGCTTCGGGTCGAACCACTCGATCGACGCCGGCCCGAAAGCCTGCTGCGGGAGCGTCTGCGGCGGCACAGATGACAGCGCGCGCGCCAGCATCTCGTCACTGACCTTGGTTGAACCCATAGACCGGTCCCCTTCCCCGGCCACAGGCGATGCTACGCCGGGACGCCGACAATGCGGTGTCGGACGTCGAGCGGGGCGGTCCGCCCGGGGAACATCTTGTCGCCTGAGTTCGGATGATCATCCGCAGCAGTTCTATGTCGACGAGCGCGCCGGAGTCGTCGCTTGAGCACGGAAGATGACGACGAGTAGTCCCGCGAAAGCGACGGCAGCCATCGTCGCGATGGCGTACTCGGCGGTCGCAGCGCCGCGTTCGTCGAGGAACAGGGCGCCGGCGCGAGCGCTCGTGAGGGAGGGCAGGTCTGCGGCGGGTCGAGGGCGGATCGCGGTGCGAACGAAACGGATCATGGATCTTTCCTTCTTCTCGGGGGCGGATGGACGGCGGTCACGGCAATGCCGTGGACCGCAGGACGGCGAGCGCGGCAGGCACGACGGCGATCAACAGGAAGGCGGGGAGTGTGCACACGCCGAGGGGGACGAGCAGTCGTGTAGCCAGACGCGCCGCGGCGACTCGACCGTCGGTCCGCGCGCGGTAGCGCGCGATCCAGGCATCGCCGCGGAGCAGCTCGGCGGCCGGGACGCCTGCGCGGGT